TCAATAGGTTCCAGGCATTTCGCCGGCAAGCACTCTCCCAAGAACATGTTCCAGAAATTCATCTGGTGGTTTAACTCCATGTTTTTCAATGTAATGGGAAAAACCATCAGGCCATGCGTATTTGTCATCTCCTAAACAGGAACTTCCATTTGGTTTTCCACATATATAACAGTTTACCCACCCACGCCATTGAACAATAGGACATCCAGCTTTTAAATACATAACAACAGCCTTCCGTTCTACAGCATTCCAATTCCAATTTATATAATCCCTCGGATCTGGAAGATCCGGATGATGTTCATTCTTCCAGTATCCAATAGCTCTTAGCCCGTTCGTTTCTTGTATGCCGTCTGGGTGTCCGTATAGGATCATAACTAGTCCTTATACCATGGATTAGATATAATCATACTAAGATTGAAATTCTATTTCGTCATCACAGATATTACGGTATAATAGTCACAATCATATGTTGTCTCGATGTCGGCGTCGGAATCTTCTGTGACATGTATTGTGGATTTTGATATGAATCCTATAATACCACATTTAGAACAAACAAAATTCATTGGGTTTCCTTTTACCTTTTTCCATTCGTGCCCGTGTTTGACCCCAATTGCCGGCAATGGGCCTATAATTTCTATCATGTTCATGCCTTAGAATACTTGGTCCAAATCAAGATCTACGAATATAACTAAACTAAATCTTGTAATGCACGCACATGAAGTTCATTAGTACGAGCGTGCAACATGGCTTCTACGGCTGACTCAGCAGCAGACAACGTGGTAATACACGGGATGTTATGTTCAGAAGCAGAAAGGCGTATCGCTTTTTCGTCAAAATATGATTCATATCCAAGTGGGGTGTTGATAACTAATTGAACAGCATCATTTCGAATCAAATCAGTCACATTGGGACGTCCGTTATTAACTTTAAATACAAGCTGGACAGGAAGACCGTGATCAAACAAGTATAAAGCTGTTCCACGAGTTCCCGCCAGCTTGAACCCAAGTTCATGTAATCGTCGTGCAATCAATAATGCATTAGGCTTGTCGTGTTCGTTAACTGACAAAAATATAGTTCCCGCGTTGGGGAGACGTAAACCAGCACTCATCATTGCCTTCAAGAGTGCTTCACCAGGAGTGGAACCGATACCCATAACCTCACCTGTCGATCGCATCTCTGGTCCAAGAAGTACGTCTGCTCCAGGAAATTTTCGAAAAGGAAACACCGGAGCCTTTACATGGAATAATCGTGTAGTGACATCTTCAGTCAAACCAACTTGTTCCAGTGTTTGTCCAATCATGATCTTTGCTGCCAACTTCACAAACGGTACCCCCGTGGCTTTGGCAAGAAAAGGCACAGTACGCGAAGCGCGGGGATTAACTTCAAGCACATATAGTCTACCGTCACGCTCAGCAAACTGTACATTCATTAGCCCACGAACTCCAAGAGCAAAACCAAGCCGACGTGTGACATCAAGCATTTCTTGTAAAATGGCTGGTTTAACACGATATGGAGGAAGAAATGCTGTGGAATCCCCAGAATGAACGCCAGCTTCTTCAACATGTTGTAAAACCCCCGCAATCACCACACGTGTGCCATCTGACACTGCGTCAACGTCGTATTCAAAAGCATCTTCGAGGAATTTATCAACAAGAACCGGGTGATCAGGTGAAACACAAGTGCCTGAAGTCAAATATTTTTCAAGAGCCTCCGGTAAATAAAAAACACGCATGGCACGTCCACCAAGGACATAAGATGGACGAATAAGTACTGGAAATCCAATACACTGGGCAATGCGCATGGCTTCTTCCACCGATCGAGCAGTGCCATGATCAGGCTGACGGATGTCAAGCTCACGGACCAAAGCACCAAATCTCTCTCGATCTTCGGCTAGGTCAATAGCGTCGGGGCTAGTACCAAGCACAGGCACACCAGCGCGTTCCAACCCGGCGGCAAGTTGTAAGGGTGTCTGCCCTCCAAGTTGAACAATTACTCCAGTTGGCTTTTCTAACTCAGCAATCGATAATACATGTTCGAGTGTAAGCGGTTCAAAATAAAGCCGATCAGCTGTGTCGTAATCGGTTGATACTGTTTCCGGATTGCAATTGACCATAATGGTCTCAAATCCTGCCTCCCGCAACGCATATGCCGCATGGCAGCAACAATAATCAAATTCGATTCCTTGACCAATCCGATTTGGTCCTGACCCAAGGATCATGACTTTATGTCGATTAGTCGGACTAGCTTCACAACGACTCTCATAAGTAGAATATAGGTAAGGCGTAAATGACTCAAATTCACCTGCACATGTGTCGACACGCAGGTATGAAGGTCGGATGTCATACAAACGACGTAGCTCCCGCACTTGCTCGGCACTACGCCCAGACAGTGTGGCAATATCCTCGTCCGACACACCCTCTCGTTTGGCTAAGGCAAGTTGACGCACAGGCAAATCGACGCCACGGTATAACGCCAACTTGCAGTCAATAACAAACATATCCTCGAATTGATGCAAAAACCAAGGATCAATTCCGGTAACTTTGTGTACATCCTCAACCGAATACCCCTTGCGAAGGGCATCAAGCACAGCAAAAATGCGCCCTGGACTAGGTGTATGTAGCATTGTATGCGTCAAGTCATTACTATCGGGAAGGTCTTGATCAAGTGAAACAAGTCCTTTACGAAAGGCCTCCCGAAAAGTTCTTCCGATAGCCATCACCTCACCGACTGACTTCATTTGTGGGCCAAGGCTAGTGCTAGCATCGGGGAACTTAGCGAAGTCAAAGCGTGGAATTTTAACAACAACATAATCAAGCACCGGCTCAAAACATGACGGTGTCGACTTAGTTATGTCGTTAGGGATCTCATCAAGTGTGTAGCCTAATGCCAATTTCGCAGCGATCTTTGCAATCGGAAAGCCGGTCGCTTTACTTGCAAGTGCTGAAGAGCGGGACACACGTGGATTCATTTCAATAACATGTAGCTCACCGTTTACTGGATTAACCGCGAACTGAATGTTACTACCGCCAGTCTCGACGCCAACCTTGCGAATGACACGTATGGCAGCATCCCGCATAGCCTGATATTCACGGTCAGTAAGAGTTTGGGCGGGCGCTACCGTGATTGAGTCTCCCGTATGCACCCCCATAGGGTCCAGGTTTTCAATGGAACAAATAATGACCACATTGTCAGCACAGTCACGCATTACTTCAAGTTCGTATTCTTTCCAACCCACCACAGATTGCTCAACAAGCACCTGATGTGAAGGACTTTCCCCCAAGCCGCGTGATAAAGCAGCATAAAATTCATCACGAGTGTAGGCCATCCCCCCACCGCTCCCCCCAAGTGTGAAGGAAGGGCGCACGATGACAGGAAGTCCAACGAAGTCAAGTGCGTCATCGGCCTGGTCAAGACTGGTGATAACTATTGAACGTGGAGTCCGTAGGCCGATCTCCGCCATCGCCATAGAAAATTTTTGTCGGTCTTCAGCCAATAAAATCGCATCCAAATTTGCACCAATTAACTTGACATTATAACGCTCAAGCATACCCTGCTGTGCAAGTGCGATGGCTAAGTTCAAACCTGTCTGACCGCCTACCGTTGGTAAAATGCAGTCAGGTCGTTCTCGGGCAATAATAGCCTCAACAACTTCAACTGTCAATGGTTCAATATATGACCGATCCGCAACAGATGGATCGGTCATAATTGTGGCAGGATTAGAATTAACAAGAATGACTCGAGCCCCTTCTTGACGCAGTGCTCGACAGGCTTGCGTGCCAGAATAATCAAATTCACATGCTTGACCGATTATGATGGGCCCACTACCAATGACCAGCACACTACGGCCCTTACCCTTCATCGATTTACCTCCATCATAGATATGAAACGTGCAAATAGACTGTGACTATCATGCGGACCAGGTGATGCTTCCGGGTGGAATTGTACTGAAAATGCGGGGAATCTGCAATGGCGAATTCCTTCCACTGTGCCATCGTTGAGATTTATGTGTGTCACCACAACTTGACGATCATCCAACGACGAACCGTGTACTGCGAATCCATGGTTCTGTGCCGTGATCTCGACTCTTCTACTTTGTACATCACGCACAGGATGATTCCCGCCACGATGTCCAAACGGCAGTTTATATGTGGTACCACCACATGCGAGTGCAAGCAATTGATGACCGAGGCAAATCCCGAAAATCGGGATTTTTCCTAGAAGTCCACGGATGGTTTGCACTGCATATTGCACCGGTGCAGGGTCACCTGGACCGTTAGATAATAAAACGCCGTCTGGTTTCAGAGCCTCAATGGTAGCTAGCGACGACGATGCTGGCACTACCGTAATGCGACAACCAGCAGTTAGTAACTGCTGTAGAATACTTCGCTTCACACCAAAGTCTATCACGATCACATGTAAGCGTGCATCACGCTTACCGAGTGCATAAGGATTGTCACAAGTAACACGACTAACAAGATCAAGACCGCCCATAGACGGGATCTTGCGCGCTTGTTCAACAAGAGTCCACAGTTTGATATAACAACTGTTGTCTTCAATCTTTCCAGCCAACGGTAACGAGTCCATTGTGTCAGGTAACCACCGTAACACTCCGCGTAGTGCACCCTGGTCCCGTATATGTAACACAAGCGCACGAGTATCGACGTTACCCATCGCAGGAATACCTGTGTCGTTAAGATAGTCAGCAAGGCTTATAAGTGAACTCCAATTGGATGGAATAGGGTGATAATCACGTACAATCAGCCCTGAAGCGTGTATAACTGATGACTCATTGTCGTTATTATTCACGCCATAATTTCCGACATGAGCAGTTGTCAAGACTACAATCTGACCAGCATATGATGGATCAGTAAGGATTTCCTGATACCCAGTCGGTGAAGTATTGAATACGACCTCCCCACCACCATTCTCAGATAGAGAAAAGAAATCACCTCGAAAGAAATGCCCATCTTCAAGGACCAAGATACCGTGCATGATTCCTTCCTATGTATAGGAAAGCAACTTCAGTCGCCGAAAACCTATACCTTCATGCTGTTTTACATCTAAGAGCTGGTCGGCACCCACGAGTCTATGATCGTACGCTCAACCCATGATCCTATCGGCGTCCCAGGAGGTGTACTATCTTTGTATATTGACACCCAAACGTTGTATGAATATGGCGGACTAGTGACGCCGGAGTCTCTAACTCTCAGCTTATACCAAGTTGTTGGATGAGCTCCAAGATTAGCTATCTCAGCCGTGTCCCTTCGGTCGACTGATCCCGAAAAATCAGTATCTGTTTGAATTAACTCACCAGTATCCCTTCGATCAATCGACCCATACATCACAGCTTCTTCCTGAATCATCCCTCCGGCAAGATCCGCCATGGTTAAAGCCTCATCACGGGTTTAGTTCCATTCCATGGAAAAACGAAATCATCACACTGCCAGTATAAATAACTTGAATCATCCGGATAAGAAGTATCAATAAAACCGCCACCAATGACTGGATATTGTTGTCCCCACCACATATCGTACAATTGCCCATGACGCCCTTTAGCGCTTACTGTATCTGATACAAGTCCAATTGGCCATATTGGATATTCCAATGACAATTGGTTCCGTTGCGAAATTTGGTCCCATTCCATTATCGTAGAAGATGAAGCTCCCTCACAAGTCAGAAATAAAGAAGCCCATACACCATTCATATATGAATACGCTCTGGCCGTGTCATTGAATCTTGATAGGCTCATGGCCGAGCTGTATCCACCGGCGCTTGAAGAACATCCAATGGCAGGATTGGTCCATCCAGAAACTGGATTTTTCGGTTTCTCAAAAAACCAAAAAAGAACCGGCCAGCCATTGGAGATGGCCACGATTCGAGTGCATTGACCATCTGTACTTTGCATGGCCACTATTATTGAAGGCCACCCGGCGGTAGCTGTATCAGCAGCTAACCAATAGGCATTGCTATGTAAGATCTGTTGTGTTGTGGCTGTTGGACAAGCTGTCGTCGAACCACCGGAAAATCCAGAAACCCCCATTACAACAGTTATATAATGGGTGCTCGTATTCGAGCAATCAATGCAAATTTCAAAATTTGAGTGAATACCCGTTTGTTTAAGAACAATCCATGAATGTTCCGACCCTGCTGAGTTCCAGGTTAGATTACTCCAAGTGTTCATCCCACCTGAAGTAAACTCGCACGGAGTTCCAAGGGTAGATCCGTTTGCGATTGAATCAATCTCAATAGCCGAATTTGCACTAGAGTCCGAAATGGTTAATTGATTTGTTCCTGTAATACTAGCTACGAGATTAGCTGTTACTGGATTAGACGGAAATCCAGTGCTAACATTATTCAAGTCAGATACAATGGTTGTTTTGTTAACAGATGCCCCAGAAGTTACCGAAAAAGCTTGAAAAGATCCATAGGTTCCATTTGATCTTACACGGATAACATTGTTTCCACCGCTAGTGTTTACACTGGCACTTGTATTTGTACCCTGAAGATATGTTGGCCATCGGTCAACTGCGTCCATCCCTGCTGCCGTGGAATTTGACGAACCTGTAACCGTCCATGGATTATTTGCAAAGCTACATAAAGCCTTCTTAATGTTAAGCAGTGTGACTTTATTCTCTGTGGATGCGTTAGTGACTAAAGCAATAATCGTCTTATATGCAATGGAATACTGCCAAGTTTTTTCAATGGTCGGCATTGTCATGATAATACCTCACGCTGGAACAGGATTAGACCTATTCCAAGTATGCACAAGCTGTGGAAGTACTATGAACAAACGGTTTCCAGTACTTGGAATTGAACAATTTGGCTGAATGTCCGTTGACGTATACCATAAATCATAAATTTCCCCGTGTCTCCCATACACTCCTGGAGTAGCACTCACTAGCCCACATGGTGTCATAGGCCACTCTCCTGAAAGTTGATTTGGGGTTGTTTGACTTTCCCCAATGGCCGCACTGATATAGAATTCTGTTGTAACATATAGCCATATATTCTGATTTTTCGCACGAGCCGATATTAGCGCGTTATCAGTCAATTCTGTATACGCCGATGGAATCAAAGAACCAGAGTTGTGCTGCATCAAACAAATAGAAGGATTCGTCCATCCAGATACTGGATTTTTTGGTTTATCAAAGAGCCAGAAAGTTCGTAAATTCCCCCATCGATAGCACCATATCCGAGTACATTGTCCATCCGTACTCATGGCTACATTCAGCACGGCATCGAATGCCGTGTTGGTCGACAAACCAACAATATAACCATCATTCAAATGTGTAATACGATCAGAAGCTGTAGGAACTGCTGTAGTTAAAAGACCCGTTAGTGTAAACCCAGAACTGTGTGAAACGAATGTATTAGCAAGGTAATATGTTGCTGAACTCGAAGTAGCAAGACATATTTCAAAAGTTGGGTTTATTTGAGACTGCCGAAGAACAACCCAAGAATAATTTGTCCCCCACACAAGATTGTTAGTGGTGCTCATACCACCGGAAGTGAACCCGCATGGAGTTCCAAGAGTTGACCCATTTGCAATAGATTCGATCTGAATGTAGGCATTCAGCCCAGTCGAGTCTGAAATGGTAAGCTGATTTGTTCCTGTAATACTAGCAGTCAATCCAAGATTCGTAAACGATGAATTCCCATTCAAATCAGACACGATAGTTGTTTTAGCAACAGATGCTCCGGAAGTCACTGTAAAAATGCTATAACTAGGTAGTGGCGAACTTCTTATCATCAGTACATTATTTCCACCACTGGTATCCACATTGGCATTCGTATCCGTACCTTGAAATGAAGCCGCCCAGTTATCATTGGTATTTGCTACTGTTGAATTGCTAGATGCTCGAACCGTCCATGGATTAGAATTTGTTGTCGGAGACCCAGTACCATCTGTCCACCCTGCACTCGTTGCCAAAAGGTGCTTTATTGTTAATAACAATCTCCGGAAATCAATTTGATAGTTCCCTGTAGACGGTAATAACACATTAGTCTTAAAAATCCAAGTTTTGTTAAGTGTCGGGAGAGCCATCGTTACCTCATGTCGTCACTGGAGTAGATTGATTCCATGGTAAAATCACGTCTTTTATGTGTATGAATTGTTTAAGCGTTCCCGATGCTGGATATGTATCACCTGTAGAGGGGGTAACACTGCCCCACCACATGTCAGATACCTCGCCATGTCTACCATAAAGACCAGGAGTGCCACAAGCAAGACCCATTTTATTCATAGGCCATTCATTTGAAAGAGAATTAACAGTCGTCTGGGTTTGTCCGACACAAGATGACACATAAAATTCAGAAGTTGTAAAACATCCGCCATATATATTCTTTTCCCGTATAAGAATGTAGTTATTATCGTTAAAGGCCGTATATAAAGGACTGCCACTTGCTATCCAGCTCGTAGTAACTGGGTTTGTCCACCCAGAAACAACGTTTTTCGCCTTTCCAGCAAGAAATATGGATTTACATGTTCCTGCTACAAGACCCCACCATCGTCCCATACTACCATCTGAAGTAACAGAAACATTCAAAACGGCGTTAAAAGCAGTGTTTCCGTTAAACCATGTTGTCGAAGATGACCACCATCCAAATTCATCAACAGATTTGGGGCGATTCGTTACACTTAAAGAAGAGGTTGAAAACCCTGTACCCATTGAAATGGCACATAAAAGCTGATATACGTTTGCAGTCGCGCAGTCTAAACATATTTGACACCCAAGAACTGAATTCTGAAGAACAATCCATGAGTGGGCGCTCCCTGCATCCGCAAACACAATGTCAGATAATAAATTCCAGTTATCGTTCGTATTAGCAGTTGTTCCATTACTCGAGGCAACAACCGTCCATGGAGTTGTAACTGTAGCAGATGCCCCCGTGCTGTCGGTCCATCCGGTTCCGGTTGTCAAAGCGTTCTTGATGTTAATCAATAAGTTTCTATGGTCTGTCGTAACGGACCCGCTTGTTGGCCAGTCAGAAGTCATGACCGGTGAGTTGGTCATCGTTCCATTATGCCCACCTGTTGAATTATCTGTAATAGTTGGAGCTGTGTCCCCATCTCCCATACGCCACCACCCCATTAAGTTGGCAGAAGGTGGGGATGACCAACTCAATAAATTAGTTGGAGCCTTATCATTATATAGAGCTGTGACCTGTGCTGATGATAATTCAATGTTCCATAGTGACAATTCATCCATTGATCCAGAGAAATACTGACCACTTCCAGACGAGGCTCTACCACCGGCATATATGTTATTCGAAGTCAAAATGCTATTAGATCCCAAGGTGTCATTATTCGTGGTCTTAGTTTGGGAGCTACCATCAACATAAATAGTCACTCCTGAAGCAAGACTATTTCCAGAATATGTAATACACACATGATGCCATGTTGCTGTTGTAAATGTCCCCGTAGTCACAACATCTATATATAAGTTCCCACTTATTGAATTCACCAGTTGACAGCCAATATGTCCAGAGGCGTCCATGTAAACAGCCCACCCGGCATACGCTGTTCCGTCTCCCTGTTTTGTCACAAGGCTATAAAGAGCATTCGTTGACCATTTGAGCCAAAACGAAACAGTAAACGTGTCCGTCCGTTCAAAATTAAAATTGTCACCAAACGTCACATACATGCTACTTGCAGCCGTAAATACAAGACATTTACGGCTATAAGGTATGGGGATGTTTACCTTGAAACGCCAGTCATGATGATCTATGCCGGGCAAAGTAATGGTGGGAAATGCAGGGTCTGTTGTGAAGCTCCCGGCACTCATGTTAGTCATGGTGCCATTATTCCCACCCGAGGAAGAATCAGTCATAGTTGGATGGGTATCCCCATCCCCGATTTTCCACCATCCAATAAGATTGGAAGTCGGCCCCCAAATTGATAAATCTTTCGGACCACCAGAAAAGATCCAGAGTGCTTCCGCAGCCGTGAAAACACGGTTGTAAATGGAAACGCTATCAATCTTTCCATCATAAAACATGCGACTTGCTGTTATATTTCGAGCTCCAAATTGAAAGTCCGCTGTTGTGATAATCGATGCTGAAAGAGCATCCGTCACCGTGGTTTTTGCCACAGCTGTCCCATTAATATATATGACTATCCCAGATGCAGTTGAAGACCCATCATACGTAATGCAAATATGTTTCCAGGATCCATCGTTATAGGCTGAATTTGTCCTAACATCAATATAATTTCCACCCCCAAAGTCGTTAACTAGATAAATCTCAACTTGCCCAGAGCTATTTGCAAAAATGACGAATCCAGGATTTCCCGAAGTGTCATCCATCTTGCCAATGAACGCATAAGTACTAGATCCAGACCACTTAGCCCAAAAAGAGAATGTTCTTGAGGAGGTTCGCTCAAACCCAAGTACATTGCCAAAAGCAACATACTGGCTGCTTGATGCCACAAATATACAAGATTTAACCGAGTATGCCATTTCATGTATCCATTATTCTGTTGATAACGGCGCAGGATGGATGTCTCAAAACCTTAAGTGGGCCTTCATAACTAACGAGCCAGCATAAGTCGCGGTCTACAGATACATCTGAAAACTTCATTGGATTTCCATCGACAATCATATCAGGACTCATTAAACGCACAACCTGCGAATAATCAGTGTGGATCGTGTGGTGCCTAGTACCAAGTGTTTGCCACATATATCCGCCAGCTGGGCACGGATAGGGTCCGCTCTTTGGATTAAGTAAACCGGGCCTCTGCCTTGTGTGCCACCCATAATTCGCTGCCAGTTCTTCCCTGCCATACAACAAATTTGATAAGACCCAGTCTTTGCCAACATCTGACACAATTCCGATAGATCCGGATGAGATGTACGGCTTGTCGATGGGTCCACCAAAATCAGTCTTCCAAGTCTTAGTTGCAGCTAAAATTGCATTTGTAACAGCTTCACTGTGTTTAACCATTCTACTCGTGAATGTCATTCTGTTATCAGCCGTTTGAATGCATGGCTCTATAACAACTGATGCGTTTATCCTAATAAGGTCTGCAATTTTTGGGGTAATAAGTGACATAGTTAAAATATCTGCGATACATTGTTCACCTTTCATCGTGGTATTGACTCTCAAGAAGTCATCCGGCTCCCCAAGCATAAGAGCATCAGACATAACCTGGATCTTTGCGACATGTCCTCCCCATTTTGATTCAATCTCAAACATTCGGGGAGCAATATAGTTGCCTAGTCTAATAAAATCTATTATTTTTGCTTCACGTTCTGGTGTTGCTTTCTCGGGAAGTCTAGCTACAATTTCTGATGCTTTCATGTTAGGTTAACATTTACCTTATACAACTGCTAATTCAAAATGCATTCCATCGGGGCGACTCCATCCGCTCCCACCCCAAAAGAATCCGAATTCCTCAGCATACTGTACTAGCCTACGTACTGAACCTTTAACACCATCCGCAGGGGGGTCAACTCCAAGTGGGTTCCATCTAGCATTAATGTCAAAAGCTGTTGCAAAAGCGTGGGAACTCAAAATGGACTTACTTCCTCGAATAAAACGCGGTGCCCACCCACCATCCCAAGTCAGTATGAGTGGAATCAGGCCTTCATCTTCCCATTTGTTCCATAATTTTACTAATTTTTCAGCACCTTTCATATGAAATAGCACAGTTTGATTTGATGGAGCTCCGCTAATCCCGGAAAGTTGTGGAATTCTCACTCTCTGTAGATTCTTAGACCAATCATTTGTGATCTTAATAAGCTCTGGGTTACCTGGTTTTGGTGTAGAAATAAATTCCAATGGCCCAAATATGGCTTGCTTATCCGCATAACTCAATGATCTAAGTGTAGTTATTGAGACTGGCTGAACTGTGGAATACCCAATCCCAGCTGCCACCGTCAGCGTCTTGTTACCGACAAGACCATCAGATTTTAGTCCTATGGCCTTTTGAAAGGCCATTGTAGCCTGATGTGTCATGGGACCAAATGTACCGTCAGCCTCTTCAAGTAGTCCCTGACCTACGAGAAACTGTTGCCACCTTTGGACATCCGAACCGTCATCGCCTAACTGCAGCATACGTTCCTCCAAACAGGAAACTGTGATAGTCACTGACGTTTCCAAATAGTCATAAAATCCTCAATACCTGGCCATCTCAACAATGTAACTGTTCCAGTTAGCTTAAACGAGGACCGAAGTTCCTCCCGAAATGCCTTATTGGCATTTATTGAAACGGATTCATCATTCATATCCCCTATGTATACCAAGTATTCCCCCTTCCATTCATCCAAACATTGTTTTGCCATGTCTCCAAGTGGGGGCCAACATAAAAATAAAGTTCTGTCGGAATGCTTCTTTAAAACCTCCGGAGTACCGGACTCCACTTCTGTATGAAGTCTTGCCCCGATATGCCAAGGGTTACAAGCCAACGCCAGGGACCCTGTAGAATCAGATGGAATTTTATCATACGCTATCACATCCACACCCATACTCCGCAATAAATATGTCCAGTATCCGGTTCCAGCACCCATTTCAACAATTGGAGATAACTCTGCTATTGCACGCAGAGCTTCTTCTGTCGGGATTGCCCATGAATACTCCGTCACCAGTCGAGCACGAAGCTCGACCATATATTTTAGGGCCTCAGGATTTGAAGCGATTTCTTTTTCGCTTGGGCACTCCTCAGAGAATTTCAAAAGAAGAGGATTCATCTGTTTAACAATCTCCTCTTTTGCTTTCTTTGAAAGCTTCTTAATATGAGCCTCTTCCCGAAGTGCTAATGACTGGTTTGCAAATTTTTTGAACCAGGCTATGGTTAAAAACCCCTTCCCCCTTAAGAATTTCGCGCCTTTCTTCTTGTCATGATGTTCTTTAAACCTACGGTAAACATTCGTTGTCGCCCCCGTATAAAGCGAGCCATCGCTGCAACGAATCATATATACCATCCAAGGCATACACTATCTTTCATAGTAAGCTTGACTTCGGTAGTTTTTGGTCCTTGTTATGGATAACAAGGAAATTGTTAGCATTTCATATTGCTAACAAGTATTTCCGGAACAGAAGCACGTTTATCTGGTCTACCGATACTCCTAAGTCCAATGACAGTTTCTATACTAAATCCTTCGAAAAACTTTGCATCACCAGCACTGGATGAATTTGACAACACTTGGAAGACCCCAACTTCGTCCAAACGTTTAAATAAGCGCGCAAGCCTTTCATGATCAATTTGTGAAAAACCTCCAACAGTATACTTAGTGAAACTCGAAGTTTTCGATATAGGCAAATATGGTGGGTCGTAGTATATGACGTCCCCAGGCCCTGCATCTGTACAAATATTTTCAAAATCCGATTCAGAAAGTTCAGCAGACTGGAGTGCATCAGAACATGCACGCAGGTTGTTTTCGTCACAAATGACAGGGTCATTATATTTTCCAAATGGTGTATTGAAATGACCTTTATTATTGACCCTATACAGCCCATTGAAAGAAGTCTTGTTTAGATAAATAGTCCTAGCAGCTCGAGTTATTGGGTCTAGTTTGTCAGAGTCAGTTCCCCTGATATCAAGAAAGGCCTTGCGGTCATATTTATACTGCGGCTGTTTCAAAACATGAATCAGACTGTCAACATCATCACGAACGACTTGAAATGCATTCATAAGTTCCGGGCATAGATCCCCAAGCACAGCTCTATCGAATCGACCAGATTTTGATAGGGCGAAAAATACCGCCCCACCTCCCAAGAAAGGCTCATAATAAGTTCCAATCTTCGTTGGGAACTTCGCTATTATGCGATGGGACAGTCTACGCTTTCCGCCAGCCCAACGTAAAAACGGTGTTACTTTTGATGACAACATTGTTATATTTTTAAACGGTGTTAAAACGTCTAAGTCGACTTACTGATTTGGGTACATTTCTAATTCATCGTGAAAAACTGTGAGCTCCACACCCGCTTGTACCAATAACTCACGTGATTTAGCGGCAGCATGATAACGTCGTTCGCACACGACACGTCGTATGCCAGCGTTAACAATAGCTTTGGCACAATCAAAACACGGCTCAAATTTACAGTATAACGTTGACCCATCTGTTGCTACACCATTACGGGCAGCGTTACATATGGCATTAATTTCCGCATGTGTCGTGCGAACACAGTGTTTCGTAGTATTTCCTGAGGTGTCAGTGCGGGTCACCATCTCATGACCCACATCATCACAATGAGGAAGACCAATTGGAGCACCAGCGTACCCAGTAGCAAGTAGTCGTTTATTGAACACAAGTACTGCACCACAAAAACCTCTGTCACAAGTGCCACGCTCACCGATGACATTTGCGACTCTAAGAAAAGTCTCATCGACTGATGGCCGACATCGCTTAAATTCCATAAATCACCTTTGCCGGTTATTCTCACAACAAAAAGTTTCACGACGTGAACAACGGAAGTTCAACCCTTTGGCCAGATTCCAGAAACTTTTGAGCCGCATATGCCATATTTGCAGCTACAACGACAATAAACGGGAGGAACTTTCCATTTTCACACGTCGATGGCTCATCATTTGGCCCATCATCAATAGTAAAATTTTCATCCCATACAACACGACCAAGCTTGCACCCATCTTTCAGGATTCCATGTAAACATGGAATCCCCCGACTTCGAGCAAAATTCTGTATAGCACGTCTCGACTCTCTGTTATCAACACAATCGAGGAGTAAATCAGCATTCCCTATGATTTCTGACGCATTTGAAGGAATTAACTGGTGTGGAACTGCTCCAAGCTTGGTGTTGAACAATAGCTGCATAAATTTCTGAAGGACCACAACCTTCAATTTCCCAATATCATCATTGGCGTATACTTGATATAGTACATTTTTACGCAAGACACGCTCAAAATCGACAATTGTGATGTTAGCACAATTTCTGAAAGTCAAGGTCACATGTGACCCGAGAGCTCCTACTCCGACAAGTACAACTTTTTTCATGAGGTTATACCTTTCTTAAGAACTCCTTCATATTTCCATTACCTGATGGATTATTTCCCCAGCAACCTTCTCAAAGTCCACGCTCCGTTCAAGTAGGTTCCACAACGGACCGGCTGCACATTCCATATAAAAACTCTCATACCTCCAATCCTGGTTATGGTAATTATAACTGTCAAACTCCGGCTTTGGACATCCATATTCTTCTTTAGATCTAAGTATTCTCACTCTAATCATCAAATGACCCTGGAAAAGTTCCTCACAGAAGGAACAGTATGCACACGCTATCATGTTGCTATTGTTTCCCGGTGACCCCCAAGGCTCAAACTCCGACATTGAAAAACACACCCTGAAACCGTCAATCCGTCTTAACGAGTCATAATTCTCTGTGATATGCGTGTATAATGGAAAGTCTTTAATAGAATTCCGACAGTTCCTAATATCGCGGCGCATTTGTTCAATCGCCTCGCGAAATACCCGATGCAACATCATACCATATTTTACAGTTACTAGGCACTCTAACTAGATACATTAGACATCTTTTGATTAATAAGTCGCCGACAGATACAGGACAGACATTAACGTGAATGTTGATTAAACGTTAGGAAGATACTGACGGATTGGTCTAAATATCTTATGGATATCCACAGATAAATATGGCTATCATATTATGGCACACCGTGTACACGGTATTTTCGACCTTATATATCTCATCACGAACTACTTGAGCGTCATTTCATTATTCAAATTCGATTGTGGCTGGAGGCTTCGCTGTTACATCAAGCGCAACCCCCGAAGTACCCGGGAGCTTCATCAATTGAGATATAATTTCGTATATCATTGATCTAGGTAAATCTGCTGGCTTAGCTGTCATTGCACGCTCACTGTGCACCGGACGAAGCATGACAAGTTCACTACCTTTCCCATCAATCTTGAGGGGTGCAATGGCTACGGGGCACTGCCAAATTTGTTTATATAACCCATAACATTGCAGTGCCTGCGTTACAATATGATCTGCCTCACGTAGCATATCAAGTCGATCTTTAGTTAAGTCAGCTTTTAAGCCCTTTACTGTTGATATGCCATTCCCTGTTAAGTCTACTAGGCACCTGTTTACACCAGTCACTTCAGCACATAACAAATTTGCTATACTTGCTAAATCGTAATGTGAAGCCTGGCCCCAGAGAAATATTGGGGACTCATATGAACGTAAATCAGCCTTGACACCAGTAGTCATTATTGGTAATAACATTCCCTTAAGCCCGGTTCCGTCTAAACATCTCATAATGCTCGGGTCAACTCCAGGGAAATGTAACACATCAGTTTCCACTTCAGTGCACAGGCACCGCACACTAAGTCCAGGTCCAGGGAACGGATGACGCCATACCATATGACTAGCGATCCCGAGTTTTTCCCCAAGATCACGAACTTCAGTTTTATATAAATCTCGAATTGGTTCTACAACACGCCCTTCGTCAGTCATCTTCTTTATGATTGGGACCCTGTTATGATGTGTTTTTATGGTGTCAGATCGCTTTGTCCCTCCGGATTCAATGGTATCCGGATAAATAGTCCCCTGCCCAAGCATTGCCCCGCCAATTTTTTCAACTTCACGTTCGAATATACGAACAAATGTGTCGCCTATCGCTCGACGTTTATACTCAGGGTTAGCAAGACCTGATGCTGCTGTCAAAAATTCTTCAGATGCATCAATAAAGTATAAACTTTCACCGAGACCCATGATTTTTAATTCTTCAATCACATCTTCGGACTCATATTTCCGCATGAAACCGTTGTTTATATGTAGCAAGCGAAGCTTGCTTGGACCTAATGCCATGCCAAGAAGTTTCGCACACACCGTTGAATCCACGCCTCCGGAGACCAGCATTAAAACACTCCGGTCCCCAACTGAAGAACGAATCGATTCAACCTGTTTACTAACAAAGTCTTCCATTATCCAAGTTGGCTCACATCCGCAAATGTTGAATACGAAATTCGCTAAAATCTGATCACCAAATTCGGTGTCGTCTACCTCAGGATGAAATTGTAACCCGTAACGATTCGTTTGTCTACACTCAATTGCAGCATTGTGGTGTATTGCTTTTTTAGCAGTGCTAAAACCGGTTTCTCTAAATCCCAACGGGAGTTTAGTCACCGTGTCACCATGACTCATCCATACGGTTATTTGATCGGGTATTCCTTCGAAAAGCCTGCTATCCCCAACTGTATGAAACGTAGCAGGACCGTATTCACGTGCAATATGCTTAACTTCGCCACCGGCATGTTTAATAATTTCCTGATGTCCAAAACACAGCCCAAGCAACGGAACCGATAGGTTCATTATTTCTTCGCCAACACCTTCATCACCTCGCGATATTAGTGCAGGACTTCCTGACAAAATAATCCCTTTAAATTTATCGAATTCATTTAACTTGTCTTCTGGTTGGCGAATTTCAGCAAACACATGCATGCGCCGGATCTTGTTGGCTATTAAATGAGCATACTGCCCACCAAAATCGACGACTGCAATGTGATTATACATATTTTATTCCTCCATGAGGGATACAACCGGATGTCGCTTTATACATACCCAGCATATTCGCTGCCCATCCAGGTTACCAGGTTGGTGTCTCCCCTCGCCATACCAACTAGCCGGAAGCCACCACATACGTATCTTTTTACATCTCGGGCAACGTTTATGCCTAGGGCGAACTTTATTTGGGATCCCTATTCGCGCATTTAGTTTTGTCCACTTTTTTATTCTTCTAGAACGTTTAAATCTCATTATTTATATTCCGGGCAGTATGAAGTAAATCCATTTAGTCCGCATTGTTAACTTTTGATCTTCAGCTTATGGAGTCTGAAAAATCACTGTGAACAAGTTTATATAATTCATTATATAACACTTCCGGTTTGTTCATAGACAAACCGGACATTTGTCCGTCATTTAATTCAATAACGATCCATCTACCTGATTGCGTTCTAGCCACATCGACCACTACGAAGTTTACTTTATTGTGTATACGTCTGAGAACTTCAAGCATGAATTCTTCTGGAACATTACTGGGGTCAGGAGGCCCCCCAGGAATGTCATCTTCATAATTTGACCAGTAATACCCTCTAGATAAAATCTTCCCACCAAGCGTAAAGAATCGGTATTCTTCCGTAACTGGCATGCCCTGAAGTCCATCTATCAGCTTAATTAATGGTATATACTCGCGCACATATATATGTTGATTGCATATTAGACCATCGTCCATCAATCTGCATGCAGTATCTACAGCCTCACGCTTGTTTCGCGCAAACATGTGAGTCTGCCAACTAAACTTTTTACTGTTAGTAGCCCCTTTTACAACAAAAGGGCCTCCATCTTCTGGTACATCCTCAAGTCTATTCCATGTTCGTGGTGTTAATCCATCAAGGTCTTCAACCCAGTTTCCAAGATCGGAAACATAATTATGCTGGCTGAAGTTATTAATTAACTTTGAACCATAATCAGCAAGTTCTTGTTCCAGCTCCTTATAAAAGGGAAGAACACTATATCTACCGATGACAAGTGACCCAGGAGGAACACGAGATCTTAAACTAACACATTTAAAATGACTCTGAGCCACCTTCAATTCCTCACCACCCATCCCACGGTGTAGAATCACAGGCTCTGGTTTGTATATTCTATCTTCAGAAGAATTAGAGCAACGGCATTTATACTGTCCATTACAAAATCTGTTCATACAACACCTCCAAGTATGTCAAAGTCTACGTGTTAAATATATCACCAATAATTTGCTCATCACATTCAAGAATTCTGTTTAGTCTCCACAGCATATTATCTTGATTTGGATCTGAACTATAATTAGTAATAATGCTAGCATGACAATTTATACACATCCACATTAGCCATTTATTTCCTTGATCGGATATCACCCAATTATGGGACATCTATATTTAATCTCCATCGCGACAACATACGAAATTATACTGATCGTTTGTATGATTTCAGTGGCTTTTGGGTGCCGACGGCATTTAACCAGCCCAAAGACCATTCTCCGAAGTAATAACAACTAGATCTCGCAAGATCGGTTCCCCTACGGATGGGATACACACCCTAGCCCCAAATTAACACCAGCAGTCACAAACGAATTTACCCTATACCGACATTAACTTATAAAATGGAACCTTTAAGACTTGAATAAAACGCCTTCAGCATGGAACCCAACGATATCTCTGCTCGAATCAAACTCGTCGCTGATAAAATCGACGCTTCGGAACATCCGTCTCGCGCACTAGTTGCCTCAGCTATTCGTGAGATTATAGCTGCCATGGAGCGGAGCAAAGATAAAGAGAAAACCAAAAATAAAGGTAAAAAGATCAATAAAAAAGATGTGGATTCTAATACGGCTGCGTCGATGCATATGGGACTGCTTGAGAGGTATAAAGACTTCCATGATACCGGGTCAAACCTTCTCGGTTTCCGAAATGTGGTTGTTGATGTGATTCCCGAAGATTTCCCTAATGACGTTCTGACCGCAAGGAAGGAATGCGCAGCAGCATTTGATGCTCTCGATATAGCTCTAAGAAACGCGCGAGCGAGTTATAGCAGACTTATGGCGTCTCTAGCTGGTATTGGATAAATTCCTTCATATAATCAAAAAACCTATCATCTGTTGCTATATGTATCAAATTTTCTTCCTCCAAGATACTGGACTGTTTATTGGTTCCACCGATTATGAATTTCAAAAAGATTGCTTATAGGATAGCCCAAGGATGGCAAGATGAAATACAAGGGGGACTTGCTGACGAGAAGACTCCTAAGAACTTTGACCCACAAGCCTTAATCAAAGGTCTTGTGGTAGAACTCGAGCATGTAAATAAGGAAGCGCATGAACTTCTAAAGAATGATCCAGAATCTGTCCATAAAGCAATGGAAATTGCAATGGACCATCTAACAGAAGATCCGGAATACTATGAAAAATTGGCTGTCATGGAACAGCAGGAATACTGATCAGCGATCATACATCGCATTTCCAGGCCCGTACATACCAGATTCTACAATTTCTTTAGCCACAGCAGCCACAGCTTTTTGATCGTCTGCTCTTCCCTTTGCAAGCGATGCAAGAATCTTACGTAGCAGAGTATCCCCCCTCTTCTGATGTGACATATCAGACCTTATGGAGATACCCAATAACTCACGTTTTATATCCTTGGCTTTTATGAAAGGGACTTTCTCCGAAGTCTCAGCCGTATCCTTTCCATTTGAAATTGCCTCTATCATTTTGTTAATACCCAATTTTGTCTCCTCACAAACTGTTAACTCAGGCGTTTTTAGCTATCATTATGGATTATATAAAACTGCAAATCCTCCTACAACCATTGTAGCATTTACATCAATTACTGATCCATCCTGACAGTCAACATATAGTTGGGCTAACCACCTGCCATATTTATCTGATTTTGAAGTTATAGCTCGGATTCTCCCGAGCGACAATAATCTTTCAAGTTCTGCTTTTGATTTAAGACCGCATGCTTTTGAGGCACCTATAACTTCCGGGGCATTGATTCCAGCAAGACGGAAGTCCAACCGAACTGTTATCATAAACCCCAGGTCAACATCCATCCATACTGTATCTCCATCAACTACCCTATTTACAACTGCTTTATACTCATAGTTCATACCTTTACAATAAAAAAACAGTGTAATTATACATATCAATGACATTGATATGTATAATTAAAGCACTTCAAACGTTTTATTGCCAGTGGGTGTATGTTCACTCTAAGCCCATCAGGATATGTGTTAATTTATGACCAAATGTCACCTCTCGGCTTGATTGGTCGAGAGTCCCAACCTGTCACTATCACTTCAAACCTAACAGGGCAGGTCTTTTCATCCAAGACATCAGAAAAATACGACCTAAGTATGATGTCGGGGGACAAAGGTTCCGTCGATGGAATCATAGAAGCCGGAACACCGGGGACGCTAAGACCGGTGTTCGAAATCCAAGGCGGAGCTGACTGCCCAAATGCTTACATAAAAGCTTGGCTAGATAGCTCAAATAAATTTTTTGCCGAAATTACCGACGCTTCAGGAAGTGTTGTTGCTACAAGTCTTGCAGCCAGCGGAAGCCTCCCGTCCGGATTTGGAGTAACTTTCAGACTTGTGTGGTCCTGTGCTGGTAATCTCCCAGATATTTTAATGACAAACTTCGGCGGGGCATATGTTAACGTTGATGGGACAAGACCGGACTGGTCAGTGTCAAGTAATACTTGGGATCCATGGAGACCAGGGATGATACATGTTGGTGCTTTTTCGGGAAGTTCAACCGCGTTTAATGGGAAAATTAGACATATTTCAGTCAGTGTGTCCGCAAATCCAGATGCTACATTAAAAACATGGTCCTTGCCGCCAGAAAGCCCGCCACCCACTCTTACATCTGCTTCCATAACTCACTTGGGAGACTTGGCGGTAGTTGGAACAGACCTCCTCAGCAAACCAGGTCGAACAACGAATGTGCGTTTAACAGGAACTGGAGCTACATATGTAGTGCAGGCAAGTATCCTGGGAGAAGGTGGACATATCGGACCAGAAACAATCACGGTTCCAGCCATAACGATTCCAGGTATTAACGACACAACTGACTGTGTTGTTATAGCCAACGGGTTTGACTCTAACTCCGTTACATGTTCTCTCCCATCCGATGAGCCAACAATTTCGAGCGCCACAATAGGATTTGACGAAAGTCTAAACCTAACTGGCACAAATTTCCTATCGAGAGTTCCAGATGTTTCTTCAATCGAAGTTACAGCTCCTGGGGCTGTAACACTCACAAGATCTCAAGTTCTGACGGGTGGTGGAACATGGACCGATGTGTCTATTTCGATTCCTGCTTCCCTCGTTCCGGGGATTGATGATACTTCCACATGTGCTGTTACTTCAAACGCTCAAACAACTGCTTCGCATGCTATTTATTGGCCGGCCCCCGCCCCCGCAGTGTCATCCGCCAGTATTGCACACCTCGGAGAATTGACAATCTCTGGAACTGACATGCTGTCCACCTCCCCAGCATCAAATTCCGTAATCATAACCGGAGACGGAGCCGTAACACTCACAAAGGCTCAAATTCTGTCCGACGAGGGTACGTTTACTGCAACAAGCATCATTATCCCGGCCAGCCTCGTTCCAGGAGTTACTGATTCGTCGTCAGTGAAAATTCATGCAAACCTACAGGATTCAAATGTTGAATCCTGTTCTCTTCCATCTGACGAGCCAACAATCACTGGAGCTGAGATCCAGCCAACCAGCCTGGATCTTGTTGTTGACGGGATAAACTTCCTATCAAGAACCCCGGATGTTTCATCAATTGATATCACAACACCAGGCGCCGTAACACTAACCCAATCTGATGTCGAGACGGGTGGTGGAACATGGACCGATGTGTCTATTTCGATTCCAGGGTCTCTGGTTCCTGGAATCGACGATACATCAACTTGTGCTGTCACATCAAATTCTCAAACTTCCTCCTATTCTTCAATCACTGGTCCATGATTCATTATATATCAATATTCAAGTAGGCCATTTGCCTCAGGCCAAAGATTCACGATATACGCCCCAACGTGGTTTGCATTTCCGGCGGGTAGCGGGAGAAACTCCAGACCAACGATCTGTGCGAGTTGTGCACCGTCCCGTATCCTAATGACCTGAGCCCTGATTGGATATAAGCTATGATTCGAACGAATTGCCCAGAGGAATTCTGAATGTGACGAATAAATTGCCAACCGTTTTGGTTTACCTGAAATATCAGATATAACCATAACAGGGTCATGTGATGTGATCGGCGGACTGGACAAATCAACCCTATGCGTCATTGTTAAACTCCATGCCTATCATTCATACCATGATGCTTCATTATCAAAATATTCAACAATGTTTACAGCCAATAAGAAGAAACCAAAGACCGCCAGTTCCCAAACTTTGATTTCTTTAGGTTCAGGTTTAAGATTAAAACATTCGGTGAATGTGCAGCATTCACATTCATTACAACTGCATATTCTTCCTGATTCAACAGTCGGACATCCAGACTTCACCATTCCAGAATCTCCTTAAATTTCTTTCGGGAAATGTCAACGAATACCAAACGTATTACATCCTTAACCGGTGTTTAACAAAATCCAACGGTTTAGTTACGCATATATTCCACTAGCCTAAGCATAAAGACAAACAAAATCATATCGACAGTATGCACATACGCTTTTAAAGCAAAAATTCCTCACACACTAAACATTCAGACAGTTAGTTTATGGCGTTTAATGCAAAAAAAAATTTTACACCCGATGGTTAACTGTTATAATGAACCATAACAATGGGCCTAGACCAAATGCAACTGTAAACTATAAATTGTGAAGCCAAAAATACTTATGGATGTAGACGGGATTTTGACAGATTTCCACGCCACCGTAGCCCACATTTCCACAAAGGCTGGTTTCCCAATAACCTCAAAGGAAATGTCTGAATGGGAAATTGGATCTGCACTACGCAATGTAGGCGCTCCTAAAGAAATAGTCGAGACATGCTTAAAAGCTATATCTTCGGAAGGATTTAATACTAATCTCGAACCTGACAAAGAAGCTCAGATCTGGCTTCCGGAAGTAAAGAAAATTGCCAATGTTCTATTTATCACATCCCCAAATTTCGAGTGTCCTACGTGGATACCCGAGCGTGTAAAATGGATGTACAAACATTTTGGTATTGAAAAAAACGAAATTTTACTGTCCATAGATAAAAGTTGGGTGCCTGGAGATATATTCATAGATGATTGTCCAAAAAATGTTACCAGATGGTCTTCCAAAAACCATCTGGGGGTTGCTCTTCTTTGGGATAAACCATATAACCAAGCATTAGATATAAGGAGAGTGGTAGGATGGGAGAAATTGATCACAATAGTTAAAAACTATAGCTTCTATCAGGTGTTGTCCACATGAAACCAGAAGATCTCGTTGAAGTAGCTCTGAAGGCTGCCAAAAAACGTGGAGTTAAGATTGTACGTGGTCCCGTGTTCAACTGGTGTAGTCCCCTTAATAACGAGACCCCACTAGCCTGTAATGCAATCGGAGCTTTACTTCTTCATTTCGGTTTACAAAATTTGGTGCGAGACGGATTTAAAACAGGATGGGCCGGTATTCTATGTAATACGTCTGGTTTGACATATCCTTGGATTCTAAGATTCTCCCATGGGTGGAACCACGGAAATTGTCTATTAATCACTTACATTGACAATGGAAAAGAAAAGACGTCCCAAGACGAAACATCTAAGAACGCCAACAAAATGGCTTCACGATGGGTGCGTTAATCACCGCACAAAAATACAGATAGTATAACTAATGGAACACGGATAAATACTTATGAAGTATAATTAGAATCGTAAATATATGTGTTTTATATCGGGTATGTTAATTCTATTAATTTTTGTGACAGAAGACTACGTTATACTCGGATGAAACAATCATTTGACTATCACGCCATGAACACCGTTCTCTTGAATTCCTGCTGAGGTAACCCTAACAAATCTTGCTTTTACTTGAAGTTCTTTGATTGTTTTAGAACCAGTATATCCCATACCAGATTTCAGACCACCAATCAACTGATGTAGAATATCGACAACTGGTCCGATATGCGGAACCATTGCTTCAACACCCTCAGGAACAAGTTTATCATTTGTCACATTAGATTGCCCGTAGCGATCTTTAGACCCCCGTTCCATTGCGCCAACCGACCCCATGCCACGATATTGCTTCCACCGACGGTCAATCAGTTTTCCCGGAGATTCAGTTGCTCCAGCCAACATAGATCCAATCATAACAGCATCAGCTCCAGCCCCAATTGCTTTAACAATATCACCGGGGCATTTGATCCCACCGTCAGCCACAATTGGAACTCTATGTTTGTCTGCTTCTTCGGCACACTCGCACACTGCTGTAAACTGTGGCATTCCACACCCAGATACCATACGTGTAGTACATATACTCCCGGGTCCTTGACCCACTTTAATAATGTCTGCCCCGGATTCCACTAAAGCTCGTACTCCAGCCAGCGTAGACACATTTCCGGCCATTATCTTCAACTTTGGAAATTTCAACTTGACCCCGGAAACTGCTTTCAACACATTTATGGAGTGCCCATGAGCCGAATCGACAACAACCAAGTTTAAGAATGCTTCACATTCTGAGATTCTCTGTTCCCAGTCTTTAACCCCTACCGCTATAGCAATAGTCGGTAAGTTAGCTGAGTCTTTAACCGCGTGACATTTCCTCAGTCTGCGCGCTTTCCCGATCTCTTCTACCTGCTGAACAGCGGTTAAATTCTTATGTAAAACCCCACACCCTCCAGCCTCAGCCATTGCTGCCATCATCTTATACTCAGTCACCGTGTCCATTGCAGCACTAAAGATCGGTATCTTTAATTTTATCCCAGACAGTTCAACACTCGTGTCGACATCTGATGGAACAACTTCACTGTATTGGGGTATGATTAAAACATCGTCAAATGTTAAACATTCCACGAGATTCATTCTTCCATAATCCTTTCAAGGGTTAACGACAGTTAATGCTCGCGCGCCAATATCTTTCCGATAATGCATGCCTTCAAATCGAATTTGAGAACAGGCTAAATAAGCACGATCTCGTGCATTTGTTAATGAGTCTCCCAATCCAACAACCCCGAGTACCCGCCCACCAGATGTAACAAGATCATTTCCAATGACTCGCGTGGCTGCATGATATACTATCACGTCTTGCATCCTAACAACTGTATCCAATCCGTCAATACGATCACCGGTCCTCACATGACTTGGATACCCATGCGATGCCAATATCACACATAGTGCGTTGCGCTTTTTGACTTGAAGCATCCCTTCTTGTAGGTTACCAAGTGCACATGCATAGCAAGCCTCTGCAAAATCTCCTTGCAATAATGGTAACACGACTTGTGCCTCTGGATCACCGAAGCGTACATTGAACTCTAGTAAACTCGGGTCACCATCGGGTGAGATCATCAAACCAGCATATAGTACACCGCGAAATGGATGCCCACGGTCTCGCATACCCATAAGTGTTGGCACCATTATACGCTCACGTATTTTCTTTTCCAGTTGTGGTGTGAGTATGTGTACTGGTGCATATGCGCCCATACCCCCAGTATTTGGTCCCATATCACCATCGCCAACACGTTTATGATCCTGCGCAGCAGGAAGTAGAATCATATTCTCGCCATCACACACGGCTTGAATACTTAGCTCTGTACCATAAAGTCTATCTTCAATAATTACCGGCGTGCTAGCAGCACCAAACATACGCTGACCTAACAACATTTCAATCGTTTTCAACGCTTCTGAAACAGACTCAGGAAGAATAACACCCTTACCGGCACACAGACCGTCAGCTTTAATAACTAAAGGTTTGTCATGCTTCAACACGTAGTCCTGTGCTATAGAGAGTTCGGAAAAAATATAACATGGAGCAGTTGGTATCTTATAATCAGTTGCAAATTTTTTCATGAACGCCTTTGACCCCTCAAGTCTTGCAGCCAGTCCTGTTGGTCCAAATGCCGGAACACCGTGTTGATATAATTGATCAACAACACCTTCGACCAAGGGTCCTTCTGGTCCAACAACAACTAGGTCAATCTTGAACCGGTCAACAATCTCTAGTATAGACCCGTTTTTACCCTGATGTGTGGGACAAAACCACTCCTGAGAAATACCTGCATTCCCCGGAATTGCAAACACTTTAGATACTGAAGGTGATGCAGACAACGTCGCACAAAGTGCATGTTCGCGACCGCCACCGCCAATCACCAGGATGTTTTTTGAAGCCATAATAGTTATCCACAACTGTCAACACAGAACTTAACACCGGTACAACTATAGGTTTTGTGATCTAATTATCTACATGCGGTTAGATTACATGATATTCCGGATGTCTCCTTCTTACCAAATTCATTATGGACACCCATACGCAGCCATTATACCACAGACACTGGGTTTTTCCGCCCTATCAGTTACATACGGTCTCAATATCCTCACAGGTTTTAGCTTCATTTATAATGCATTCGTTATTCCAAGCCACACCGTTATTATGTTGATAAACACAAAAATCTACACATGATATTTGTCCCCCGTCCTTAAGAGGAACCGGTTTCCCCTCCTCACAGCCAATAACATCTGGACCGGCATCAGCCGGAACAAGCTTATTGTTCATAACGTCGCAAGCTGCTGAACACTGATCTGCAGGCTTGGGGGTGATGTGGGGGGCGGGATCTTGTCCGGTGGTCCACGCACATGCACACACAAAAACATACAGCACTAAATTATAGTTACGTTTCATTATAGCGCTCCGCGTACAGCACACCAAAGTGACTTGGTCTTATGCCATGTTATATAGTCAGGATGAAGCCAACAGTATCCTTGTTCACCCCACCTGGGACTCCAAGAGTTTCTAACTTTAAAAGCCTGACGAGCGGGGTCCCATCCACAAATAACCATAGCATGGCGCCCAATAACCGTGTCATAGGTGCCAGGTCTATGCATGACTCCACCAACATACTGCATGAACGTCTTCGTTAGCGCAGTCCCAAACAGAACATTATGCTTGGCATTCAAAGCTTGAACAATTGCACGTAGACGGTCATCTCCATCCCTGTTTATACTATAAAACGCGTCAAACCTGTTAGGAAAAGCTTCACGATATGACATGATTGATGGCCTAACCGTCGCCTTCAGAGGATCGTATGGCCATCTAGCCTCCGTACAAACACCAAACCTGGCCAGAACATCCATGGCTAAACGATTGAAGGTTCCACTATTTGGGTTGTTTATTTGGGGTGGGTCCATCTCATTACGAGAATTCCACCATATAAACATGCGAGACAAATCTGGAGTCGATGCACGGGCCTGTTGTAAACCCATACCACCGTTTACCCTATCAAGAATGGTAGCGGCTTCCATCATGTCAGCTGCTGCATTGGCGACACAAGCTGGGAGACTAAACTGATCCGAAATATCCTTAAAATAAGGTGCGTTATCGATCAACTGTGAATCTGTTGACGACGAGGAAGTCAGTGGACTTGAATCAAATGGAACGTCCCTAACATCAAAAGGATCTTCGACCCACCCAAAATTCATCAATACTTGTACTCCAGCAATAGCTATCATGTATACACTCTCTTTCGCAATTCGAGTTCAAACTCAACACCTATTAACTATCATCCCTTATAAAGGGAGTTTATTCTTATCGTCTAAGAATAAAGCTACAAGCTATCAAAAATAGAGTTACACTTGAAGAAAGATTCAATGGCAGTCCAACTAGACAACTTTTTTCCAAAATGCAGCAATGGTTATTCCAGTTATTGGGTCCCCGGAAGGGGGAGATGGGTCCGGGTTGTCTTCGGTTGTCCAAGTCTCGTATAATAATTCGACTGTATTCCAAGCCCTATGAAAATAGAACTTTCGCAAAGCAGGCGTCGGTTCTGTATACGGTAATTTATCAAACTCAAAAATTGGTTTGTTGACTAGTGGCCTTGTGAAATTATAACTAGCCATTACAACCTAAAAGGATCTCCTGGACAAGGGATCCAAAAAGCCGAACCGGAACCGCCAACACTGCATACTCTAGTGTCTCTATCTAAAAAAGCTGGAGTTCCTAGTACTAATGATCTCGGACACCACCAAACATCTGACAATCTACCTCTATAACTTTTTTTCCCCGAAGTTGTACAATATGTCCGAATTTGTTCCGATGCATACTTATTATAATACGGGTCTTCAACTTCGTTATGAAGTATTGACTGATTTGGTTTAGTAGTTCCGTCCTGAGACGTCGGATAATTTCTAACCATGCTTAGCGTTATTTGGGTTCCATCCGGATCAAGTCCGATACCATCATTCCACACACTGCTATTTAGGTCTAATGTTGATGTAATATCATCTTTAGCAAAGAAGAATGCCCCAAACGTGTCCTGACGGGGCGTTTCTTCCATAATGTTGAATATTAATAGCGATGAAACTGAAGAGCTGCCATCAACATCACTAACTCCATATCTAACAAACATGAAAAAACTTCCATCGTTTGCCACAACAACGTCTATTATATATGCTTGGCTATTACCCCCACTTGAGCCGGGCTGGACCACACATGCACCGCTAGCAGCAGGCCCAGTGAACGGTGGGAGTCTATACGTGACCATATTTGATAAATCCGGTTCACTCTTTGTTATCCAAAATCTTGTAGGTGTGGCCCTATCGTAGTTATCATCAGAAAGAGCCATAATAAACCAATAGGGCCCCTTCGTTCCTGTTGGACTTTTCAGTATCATCCATGATCCTGGATTAATATAAGTATCATTCATAGAATTCTGACAGATTACATCCTCCCAACTTGTCCAGGTGTCATATAAACCAACAACGGATGTGTTCGAACTGGCAACGACAGTCCACGCTCCAACAGAGGCGTTGACCAATGCCTCTTTGAACCAATACATAAGACTGGGTATTTCTACGTCATACCACTGCCTGGCCGGTCGTTTAGATTCAAAAGGACGACACCATGTTTTTTCTAAAGGCATCTTCACACCGGGGATGATGGTGATGGTATCCAAAGTTTAAGTTCTCTATCATAATCGACATCAGATCCTCGCACGCCAATGCTGGCGAAATAATATCTGATGTCATCATTAGAATCAACAATGACATCTCCCCGATCGAGAACAGCTTTAAGAACATCTGGAGCCAGATATAAATCCGGAGCCCTTCCGACATATGCGGACGTTGCTGGATCACTCCCGCTAATACCTGACTGGGAATAATAAACACTCCATGTCCGAATAAAATGAGCTGGGAATATTGACATCTTTCCTTCAAAATCTAGTGGGAAATCGGTAGACTGAACAAGCGTGTTATAACCCCGGCATGGGAAACAAGCTAGTCCACCTCTGTATGGATACCTAACCTTCGGGGTTTGAGCAGTCCAGTCATCCCAATTTGTTAAGTGTAACCCGAACACGCTATGGAGATCCATTGCCCAGATTGCTCTGTACGCGGAATTTATATCTCCAGTAAGGACCACTGGTAAATATCCAGAAATCCCAGATGTGTCCAATATCAAAAACGAACACATCCCTGCATAGTGAATGCTCCAATCACTCTTTTGGATTACTATAATAAAACTTCCGTCACTGGAACATGCAGATGTGTGTAAGGTATACGTAATAGATGACGACGGCCAGAATGTATTGTTATATCTTGACCCGGCTAACCTCGCCAAGGGATTTGGCAACGGTAAATCAGACCCCACAGGCTCCAAAAATTTCATGTCACTTGCAAAAAAGCAAACACTAGCCGATAAGCTAGAACCCGATCCGTACATACCAAGGAGTATATGGTACTGACCAGTTTTTCCCATTGGACTACGAAGCATAGTCCAGGAGGTGTTCTGTGCGATTTGTGCATAATTTGACCATACATCATATGGGCCTGTGCTATCGCCACCGTAAGATCCACCACCTGTAACACCTTCATATTCGTATAGGGCACTATGGCTCGATGCTTCAACAGTCCATCCAGCCTGGGATACCATCAAATTTTTTGTGCGATGCATTATCTGCTGACGAGAGATTACCGTTGCCGAACTCGAAACAGAAAATGACTGTCTTAAATAGGTCCAGTTTTTTTCCCAAGCGTACATTCTATATCACAACTAGGTTTCTAGTTACTGGGACTATGAAAGCTCCGAAACGGACACCACACAAAGAGCCATTCTTGAACACGGCGTTTCCATCATTCGTATGTTTTGGAACCATCGGAAGGTCTTCCAAAAGACCTCTCCAGCACTTCTTCCCAGTGTCAACACTTACAAGCTGAGGAGGCCAGCAAATAATCTTGCTTCCGTCCCTTAGATCATCATTATGAATTTCACATGACCAATTTGTTTCTTGTCTTTCACACAGGTTAACGGGCTGCAGGTTGCATTGAGACCCGTCTATATGAAGTGATTGGAAATTTATATCAGAATTCACTACGATTCCTAAGTCGTATTTGAAAGAAACGGCCTGTGTCATGTCCCATGAAGGATATGACCCTTCATGTAGAATGTTAAAGAATGTTGCACACTTAAATGAGTGCCAGGTGCCATCGTTGCCACCTATCAGGTGCCCAAACACAAAACTCCCGTCATGGGCGTTTACCATATATGTTCTGTATGCGAAATAACCTGTGTATATAATTCTTGAATTAGCGTGTACCCATTCGTTTCCTGTCGGACTTGGTCTTGCATTTGTAACTAGAGTTGATAAATCCGGAAGATACTTAGTGAAATACCATTGACATATATATTCATAAGAGGCATGATACCAATCCAGAATTATATAAAATATTCCCCTTCGAGTTATAGGACTACGAAGTACAATCCACGATCTAGGTACAACACTGCTGGTACCTCTTGACAAATCATCAACACTCAGCCAGTTGTCACCAAGTGAAGCAACAAGAGACCCACCACCAGCTCTACCACAACTAGCTAGAACTGTCCATCTTCCCACTGAAGACGATGTCAATCCCGTTTTAAATTGAAATAGTGAATGTGAACACTGATTTATTGTTGAAGGACTGGTGTATGGACATAATGTTCCATCATCAGTCGTTTCCCAAATCTTCCTCCACACACCACGTTCATAACGTAGATTTTGTGTAGATCTGGTGTTATAAATTGTCATGCAAACACCGGTTCAACACTTCCAGGAACCCAATACTTTCCTTCTACACATATATAGGCGTAAGGAGGTTTTTCGGGAGCCATGGAGGTATTCGGTGTAGTGGATACGCTCAAGTATACATCCCGAATTGGACCAATAAGTGTATTCATTCCCCCATAAAAATCAACATTCGATATGAAGGGCTGAATCATTACTGGATGGGCTACCGTGTTCCAAAAATAATCATATAAACCAATATCTGAAATGATCCTATATGAACTACTAACGTTATAGTGTGGTATTTGTACCCCGCATCCTATTAGACGTGGGCCACCTGGAACGTAAGATCGCCACTTGGTATACTGTACATCATTCCTTGCAGTCCCCCATGGATAATGATACATTACACTTTTCTGAAAAGAATCCGGAACGCTATCAGACGATAGCACAGAAAAGATTGTCATAGCATGCCAATAAGTACTGGAAGCTATAGTCTGACGTAGGAATATAAAACTGCCGTCGTTACAGACTGACAAGTAGTTTCTGCATCCGGATGTCCCGCTAGGGTAATACACATTCTCGTCAAAAACTGAATAATACCACTTATCATCATTAGTCCAAAACGGACACAGCTGGCCCCCAGGCGTTCTGAAAATCGGCTTCGAATTTCCTACAATAGCCTGCATTTTGACATTCGAAGTGGAATAATTCCATAAAATCAACCAGAATCTCCCACTGCTAGATATGGGACTCTGGAGGACTACCCATCCACTCGGCCCTTGCCCACTGCCGCTGTCCCTCCACAAAACATCTGTATATGTCTCCCATACGTCGAATGGACCGGTACTATCACCGCCATAAGTTCCGCCAGAAGTTGTTCCTTCATATTCATATATAGTTCCGTCACTGCTGCCTATAACGGTCCATCCGTTCGCTGCCAACTTGTTTTTCCAGTCCAAAATAAGTCTCTGATGTGTTATCGAAATTGAGTCCCCGGCTCCAATCACATATTGAGGAACTGTGGTCCATAGTCCTTCTGTGGTCAAATCTGAATGCGTAGGATAATCAAGTACATAATTATCACTCTTCATATTTACCAGAGTCCCTGGATAGTATTTATTACCTAGAGACCAATAAGCCAAAAGATCAGAACTTGTAGTTAAAGTTTCTGGATCCGCTGGAACCCCACCATTATAAATTTCGGTAATTTCAGGTGCCGTCAATTCCGTTATGTAGAAAGATACCTCAGCCAGGTTACCTAATAGTGGAAGACTAGATCTAGCGGTCGATCCAAAATATAAACTGGCGTTATCATTAATGTCTGCGGTCAAAGCGTCTAAGACAGTAGTAACGGTTTGCAAACTTCCATCAACATATATCTTCATGGAAGATGCGAGAGACACACCCCCATGAGTAACCACAAGATGATGCCAAAGATTGTCATCAAAAGACGTTGTCGTACGTATGGTGGCCCTTACTGTTGCTGTATTCGCTAAAGTCCATTCTATTAGTCCAGTCGTTGTTAGGCTAATGACGTACCCTTTCCTTGTTGCGTCCTCTTTGGCTATAATGGTTCTCTCCACACCATATGAAGGAGCTTTGAACCAGCATGAAATCGAAAATTTTTCGTTTCTAAGAAAAATAAACGCATTCCCAACGGATAACGTTTGCGACTTACCAAAAAATATGGACTTTTTGGCCACTCCACCAGGTGTATCTACATCAATTCTGTTTAAGAGGGAGCTCAATACACCCTGTGGTATGTCTTCAAAATTATTCGTATTACCCAGTCTCCACCAGTTCAAAAGACTCGATGCTGAAGCAAGAGTCGTAACATCTGTAGGTGCACCGCCGTTATATAAATCAATTGCATCTGATTCAACTAAGGACGTATTGTAAACAGAAATCTCTGTCAGATTTCCTCTATAATTATAATTGTTGGACTCCTGATCTCCGTTACCAATCACTACCGAATAATTATATGATGGCATGACAGTCCCACTACTGGTTGAAGTGGTCGATTGTTGAACACCGTCAACCCAGATCTTCATGCTAGATACAGAGTCACCACCTTTCACAGCCAAAACATGATGCCAATTTCCATCTAGCCAGGTGCTGACAGTTTCAATACGACGATAAAAAGACGTGCCCGACCTAAAGTTCAGCTTTATGACCCCGGAGCTTCTAATTCCTAAAAACCAGCCATATTGCCCCCCACTCATTTCGTTGGAACGACCAATAATCGCTCCACAAACATACTGACTTGTAGACTTGAACCAGGCAGACACTGACCAAACATCATATTGTCCAAAAATCAAATTACTTATTAGACCCAGATGCCATATTAATTCAGAAGAATTTGTCTCCATGCAAAATCTGGCTATTCCACCTGGACCAATAGCCCTCATCTTAAGATCAGTCGGACTTGCGTATGGTAGACCATAGTCTGTTTCATTCAACGAGCATTCGAGCTTATTACATCCTCTTCCAGATCCACCAGTCGGAGAAACATTCGGATACTGAGCTAGGTCCTCCAGCCGTAGGGGTGGGTCTCCAAGCTTCCAATATGAAACTAGTGTCGGAGCCGATACCAACGCTCTCGGGTCCACAGGAGCCCCACTGTTGTATAAGGCTGCGGCGTCGGTCCCGGTTAAAGCAGCTGTGTATACCGATACTTCGTCAATCAGTCCGGTAAAAAGAACTGATCCATCCGATCTACCAGATATATTTAAATTGCTTGAAGTTGACCAATTCGTCGTTAAGTTATTACCGACTACGGTTATTGTTTGAACAATTCCATCGACCCACATAGAAAAGCCAGAAGCATTACTGGACCCTGTGTATGATACAAGAACATGATGCCAAGCCCCGTCATTAACGACTGTCGACCCATATAAGTCTATTCTGTTAGTACCACTATAATACCAAATTACCTTAATCTGATATGTCGAACCCCTCAGCAGAATTCCATAGCCTGACGGCAAGCTGCCAGAAGTCATTTTTGATATGATATATCCTTCTGTTGTAGAGGTAGTCTTGACCCAAAATGAGAATGAACATGCGGTCGTTCTCTGGAATGCGTTCACATTGCCAAATCCGACATACTTCGTCAAGGCTGCATTGAACGACAATGACTCTGTCGACACTCCACCGGGGGTATCTGAAGAAATATCTGTGGTGGTCATGTTGACAGCTGTCCCATGATAGCTGGATATAGACGAGTCTAGCACTGTTGGGAACAGTATGGACGAAGAATCGCTTGTAGTCCACCAAGCAGACAGGTACTTTTTACTACCAAGTGCATTTAAATTAATTAAATTTCCATCATTATATAATAAAGAAACATCAGAAATGGACATTTCATAATCTGCGTAGAATGCCACTTCGGTAAAACGACAAGATAACAAATTACTACCGTTGTTTCTGCCTCCTAGGTTAAATTCTGCCGTTGTTGTTGTCGGATTTGATCCAAGCGAACTACTAATCACAGTTGACGGTTGTAAAACTTCGTCAATCCATAGTTTACTACCTACTCCAGAAACAGGAGGTGAATACGTCCAAACGACTTGGTGCCAAGTCCCGTCATTCCATCCAACAGAATCAGTTCTAATTTCTTCTTGGTAAGTTGCGTCTGAAAATAACCTGGCTCTTAGCTCGCCAGAAGCTCCAACAAAGATTCCGTACCCGGTTGGCGCGTCGTCCATTTTGGACAACAAATATCCGTTAGAATCGGTCGTTTTAAACCAAACAACTATGGAAAACGTGTCTCCCGGAGACACGTTCAAGACGTTGCCCATCTTCACGTATTGTGAAGATCCGTTAACTTCAAGGCAGTATGGAACGTTACTCATGTGATTTTAGTGAAAATTAATTCAGCAGATTTACATACTACAGCGTTTCCGCCACCCTCAACCCCAATCCACAATCGAGCCTCGAATACACCAGGGCCACCGGCAGATAAGTCTTCAAACGCCGTGCTAACATCAGTTTCGTAAGCACTTGGTATCAACTGATTCGGCGTTGGTCCACCTGGAGGTGGACTCCCAGTTCCGGTGTCTATCTGAGAACCAGAAACAACGTCAGGAACACCAGAGTTTAAAACGCCATTGATATCATATAGATCCATATATGCCTCATATCCGGCGCTTCCACTCGTAGATTCCATAATGACACGGTATTTTACTGTGTTTGGGACGCTCGGTACCTCATTTGCGTCAATGTACGCAGCCCCGACGGAAGTTGGAATACTTACCGAGACTGGCTCCGACTTTGCATTGATTAGGATGACCGGCTTGGAATTTGATCCTGCCCCCGGAGTCCATTCATCCCAAGCAAGTAAATCAATTCCAAGCTGCCATAACTTATTATCATCTTGTGTGACAGCGAACATTCCAGCTTTTCGATATCCAGCAGGAATGGCATCTCTTGCAGTCGCATCTGCTACGATGCGTAAACTGCCTTTAAAATCCGAGTCTTCGATAAGCGGGAATTCGGCGGCGTTCTTTTGCTTTATTTGATCTATAACATAAATAGGCATTTCACGTCACCGTGACCGTTGTCGTTCCAAGATTCGGCTGCACAGACCTGTACACCCTATAATTTTCAGTAAACCCATATGCATTTTCTACAGAAACTGTAGCCGCAAGTTCAAATCCACCCTCAAATCCACCAACCCAAAAAGTTCCGGTCCCATAGGCATCTCTATAACAGTAATGAATGTGCTGGGTAGCGCCAGCTGTAACAGTAAACGTCCTGGATCTAGAGCTAGCAATGGCATAGTTGGACAAAGATTCGATGAAAGCCTCGTCATAACCGACAGGAATATCCGCGGCGTCCCAGTATACTCTCTGAAGCCAAGAGACTGTAAAACTAGCCGTTTTAGAAAAAGTATACTCTGTCGCTTCAATAGAAAATGTGACAAAACCACCATAAGAATTTTTCACAAAGGTTCCGTCACTCGAAAAGGCTGTTGGGGTGCTGCTTACATCTTTCGGTGGACTACCCTCTGTGTCTGTTAGAATAACCGAATCCGGTGTCCTTGGGTATGCTGCCGTAAAAGCAGGAGTGACAATAGACTGCCCAACTTCAAGTGCAGAAGTACCTGATAGCGAAGCTGTAAACGCAGGATCTATCATATCAAGTGTCAACTTTGTTGGGGTCCATATGGCCCCCAGCCATAATGGGGTGTAGTACAGATCTGGAGCATCGTCACTAAATGGTCTCCCCTGGAGGCCTGCAACTAATGGATCCGGGTATTCGTCTGCTAAGTCCCCTCCAGCAGGACCGTATATATTACCAGGATCACCCTTATCACCTTTGGGTCCAACCGGGCCCTCTTCTCCTTGTGGTCCAACCGGGCCTTTCTCCCCTGGTGGCCCTTTGATTGAGTCAAGCTTTGCTCCCTTCTTGGCGAGTTTCACCATGAAGGTGTATTCCCAAATTGTCTGCTTTTGTGCAATTCCAAAAAGAATAATCTGAATAATGATATAGTCTTGGTTCAGTCCAAGCGTCCCATACACTTGATTATATACTTGTGGCGTATCAAACTGGAGTGCGGGATTTGATAACATTTGATCGGTCGTTAGAATGACCGTGGCCTTATAAGTGTCGGCCTGATCTGATACTTGCTTTATAACACCAACGTTAATCATATTGGAAAAACCTCAATGGGGTCAATTTAAACTAATCAAACATCAAAACATATCCCTGAGCCGCCAGTATCCAACCAAACCAGAAGACCCTGCTACATTCTTTGGCACTCCCATATTGTATACTGTAGTAACCTCTGAACCTGATAACACTTTGTTCCATACTGACACGTCAGCGATTGACCCGTTCCAAAAGAAATTGGCACCTTCAATTGACCCAATTGATAAGGAAGCCGTTGATGTTATGCTGCTGCTTAGGGTATTAAAATATGTAACCGGTGATGAATCGAGAACGCCGTCCAGATATAACTTAACTCCAGATGGTGTTGAAGAACCGTCATAAGTTGCCACAATATGGTGCCATTTATTATCTACGACTTCTATACTTGTTCCTACCGCTAAATGGTTTGTGGTAGCCGTATTTATCAGATCTAATCGCATACGTTTGTAAGGGGAGTCTGGATTATTGGTTGTTACTAGTCTCCATCCTCTATAAGTTCCAGAAGAAATACCCTTTGCGATAACGGCCTCCCACTTCTGTGTTCCTGTTTTAAACCATGCAGATACACTAAAAGTATCCGTACGTTCAAAATTAAGAATGTTATTCATTATAACGTATTCATTTGTTCCATCGAACACGAGACAATTCTTCAAGAATGCTTTAGAAACGAATAGGGAACGGTCAAGTATGTCACTGCTGCTCATATTAGTCATTGTGCCATTATGAGGCGTTACAGCTCTATCTTTTACAGTCGGATGTATATCTCCATTACCTAGCGACCACCAGCCAACAATATTGGCTGCCATGCTGGTTTGATCTAAAATCACTGGCATAACCCCGTTGTTGTATAACTCTGTGACCTCTGTGGCAGACAGTTTCTTATTCCAAACGGCAACATCATCTAAAGAACCGTTATAGTACTGATAGGAAGTAGTAATCTCCCTACGGGCAATAGTTAACGACGTGCCAGCCTTATATATGCTAGCGTTAAGATTGTTATATGCAACAACAGCTGACTGTAAAACTCCGTTAAAATAAAAAAGAATTCCACTAGCTGATCCGGATCCGTCATAAGTACAAACACAATGGTACCATTTATCATCATTCAAAATAGGAACCAAGCAATAAGACCAAAGCAAGTTTGTTATCCATGTGCGGACGAGGCCAAAAAAAATTTGGTTTCCACCTGTTATGCCTAAAACCCATCCCTCTGGGGATGTCGAGCTCTCACGAGCAATTATAGTACTGTCAGCGGCTGTAGTTGTTTTCATCCAAAATGAAACAGAAAAAGCAGTATACCGATCTACAACCGACCCAAGTACATCTCCCATCGTTATATAATCATTGCTTCCGTCAAATTTAATACATTTACCATAAGGAGCATCAGATGTGATATCCGATATCTCCATATTAATAGAGGTTCCGGTATAATTATTCCCAGAAAAATCTGGAACTTCAGGAAAGTTACCGCCGTAATCAACATCCAACTTAGCCATGCTGCATGTTACGTTTTCGGTTTGTGAAGAATCACCCATCCATAGCATGCATTCAAGTACACCAGAAGCTGTTACAGACCCTAGAACTGACGACAAGTTTACCGAATAATAAGTTGCCGTCAAATCAGTTTTTGGCCCAATTAAAGAGATCGATATATATCCTGGGGTCCCTGTTATTCCATCTTTATCATATATTTTAGTGTTTACTGAGTATGATGCGTTTGTTGTCTCCAGTATAACTTTAAAGTCTACTGTCCTAAAATAGGAGCCGGCATTAAAATATGCCGCTCCAACCACCGCCGGTACTGATGATGTCGAATTTGTAGATAGCTTACCACCAAAGTCCATCGTTCTATACTGATACGGGCCTACAGGGCCCATTGGTCCTACAGATCCATCCGCTCCAGTTGAACCTGTAGGACCAATGGGCCCATCCGCTCCAGTTGGACCTGTAGGACCAATGGCTCCATCCGCTCCAGTTGGACCTATGGGACCAATGGCTCCATCCGCTCCAGTTGGACCTGTAGGACCAATGGCTCCATCCGCTCCAGTTGGACCTATGGGACCAATGGCTCCATCCGCTCCAGTTGAACCTGTAGGACCAATGGCTCCATCCGCTCCAGTTGAACCTGTAGGACCAATGGCTCCATCCGCTCCAGTTGGACCTATGGGACCAATGGCTCCATCCGCTCCAGTTGGACCTATGGGACCAATGGCTCCATCCGCTCCAGTTGGACCTGTAGGACCAATGGCTCCATCCGCTCCAGTTGAACCTGTAGGACCAATCGGTCCGGTAACTCCATCCGCTCCAGTTGAACCTGTAGGACCAATGGCTCCAGAACTTATTGTCGTAGTTAAATTAGATTTATTAGAACTTCCCTCGAAATATAGGGTTACGCTAGGTGTTCCACTACTGATTATTGCATATAATTTGAATATTATTCTATCTGAAACAAGCAGAGCATACGAACTCAAATCCGAGTATTCACTCTCGATTTTCTCGATTGTTGTATTTGAGAAAGCCCCGGAAGAGCCACTTCGTAAAAAAAGTTCCTTAGTCGTTATAACTATTGACGCCCCAGCTGATTCATCAATTATAGTTTCTTCGACCACGATGTCAGTTGCTGTAATTGATCTAATTGTGAATTTATCCGTTCCGAAATTTGAAACAGACCCTGATACACTCAAGCTAGAACCAAATGTGAATCCATCAGTTATAAATGACCCTGACGTTCTATGAATAGTCTTTGTTGATGCAATAAAAGAAATGTTAGTTTGAGCTCCAGTGGTTGCTACGTCAGCAACCGACCTCTTAAACAAACTAATGCTAATTATGGCACTGTCTTGGTTTACTTTTGCATAATAATTCTTATACGCATTCCCAGACGGGAGGCTGGTTACGCCGGGTTCCCCCGAGGGAGTTGCGAATCCTGATATTAAAGTTCCAGGAGAACTGGTTGCAGCAATTGCTCCAGTATTAGATTCGGTGTTTGGGCTCGGAGATGCTAATGCAATTTTATACGATGATATGTCAGAAGAGTCAGTAAAATCTAGATAAAAAACCTTTCCTGTTATTTGACCTGATGGCCCGGCTGGGCCAGTTATCCCCTGAATACCCTGGGGGCCAGTTGTGCCAGTTGTGCCAGTTGCCCCCGTACTTCCGGTAGTTCCCGAAGGTCCAACCGGACCCAAAGAACCGGTTGGACCGGTTCCTCCGACTGGTCCTGGCCTACCAGCAGGCCCAGCAGGCCCTAAGGGTCCTGCTGGGCCCTGAATTGTGTCTAGTCTGGCTCCAGATTTAGCGAATTTAAATGAAAAGTTATATACGTAGGATCCGGCACCTTGCGTAATTTGAGTCAGGACAGCCTGAGACACAAAATAGTCAGTTCCGATTCCGAGAGATTTATAAATTTGACTCCAGTTAACGGGGTCATTTAGCGTGGTGAGCGGATTTATCAGATATGAGTCCGATGTCAATAATATAAGCGCTCTGATCGTTCCGGCTTGATCAGATGCCAGCCTCATTGTACCAATTGTTATAGTCATTAATTACTCACACGATAACGTCTAACACGTCGTTAGTCATTAGAAGGTCCTAACATGACATGTTAATGACACCTTTTATATAACTATACATTGTATATTCTCAATCCTTTTATTCCAGTTATGAACATGAGTATAACTCCAGAACTCGTAGCATCGGCTATTCGCCGTATCGCCTCAAAAATCGACAAATCTGAACAGCCAAGTATGCGACTCGTATGCCGAGACCTGACCAAGCTTGCACAAAATATGCGGACTGCGGCAAACGGCCCGATGTCTCTAACGCTAGACGGTGAAATTAGTATCTTCGATATTGATGTGAAATATGAATTTTTTAATATGGAGAAAAAGATGGATGAAGACTCACTCAAATTCGGGATCCGATTTGTTCTCGGATCTGATTTGGAAGAGCGAATGGCGACAGGCCAGGTCAGCTCAAGTCTGACAAAAATGCAGCTTCATCGTTATGTTTTTCGTAATGCAGACCTAGCCCGAACTGGCCCTCCCGGGGCCATAAAAGGAGACCCGGAACTTAATAGATTCGGTTTGTTCCCGAATGTGTTCACAAAGTGCCTGAAGGATGCTATGGCAAGAATGGGACTATCATCACTGCGCGGAATAAATATAACTGATGAAGCTTTCCATCCATAGTTATTGCAAGTCGTTTCTCTTAAGTTTTCCAGCAATATCTACAACATAATCCCATGGATTAACATCCACACCAAGCCTTTGGCTAATTGTTTTTGACATATCAACACGTTGATCCCTATCAAAAAAGTCTCCTACCTTTGAAAGATTAGTAACCAAGGCTTCTGGACGACCGATAGCTTCAAGTACTTTTTTAACCCACGGAAAAAGTACTGTGACACGATCTCGACTAACATACTCTATCTTAATGTCTCCCCGTTCTATCTTCCTGCGAATATCCGAAGCACGTGTTCCTCTTTTTTCTCCGTATTTGCTGAAACCTGACATTATTAGTACCTTCATTGTTTGTTTAGAAGACAAACTAACGACATGTGTAACTGATCAAATCAGATTGTCTTCGTTTATATACCTAGCGCTCTATTGATTAGAGTATCGGTATGTCTCAGGGCATGTTCAAGGTCAAAACATTTTTTCAAACCATAAAATCCAAGAGTAGCTATAACGTCTGAATCGAACCCAATAGTATCTTCAAAAGGAATGGTGCTATGATACATAGCATTACGCTGAACTATTTCATATGCTCGTTTCTTTTCCATTCCAGACTTAACTAAAGCTAACATCACTGATTCACTAAAAATTAGCCCCCCAGTAAGAAGTAAGTTTTCTTTCATACGTTCTACATTAATTTCAAGGTTTTTGATTAGATCTGTAGCTTTATCTATCATATGAGCTAAAGTCGCTGTTACATCTGGGGCGATATATCTCTCAACAGAAGAATGAGAAATGTCACGTTCATTCCATAACGCCACGTTCCTAATTGCGGGGTCTATAGCCCCACATACAATCCTGGCTAGTCCACACAAATTCTCACTGAGTATTGGGTTTCGTTTGTGTGGCATTGCGGAGGAGCCCGTTTGGCCCTCCCTGAAACCTTCTCGCACTTCCCCGACCTCGGTTCGCTGCAAATGCCTGACTGTGACAGCGAGCCTTTCGAGGGCTGCGGCGGTCAAACCGAAAGCACAAAACAAATTCGCATGTCTGTCCCTAGACACCACTTGTGTTGGGATAACTTCGGCTTTTAACCCTAAACTAGATAAAATCTTATCTTCTAGTTCTGGACTCAGATGGGCATATGTCCCCACGGCTCCAGAGATTGTTCCAACAATATCTTCACAAGCCAGTAGAACACGCTTTTTTGCCCTATGAACTTCTTGATAATGTCCAGCTAATACTAGTCCAAAAGTTGTTGGTTCGGCATGTTGTCCATGGGTCCTACCAACCATAGGGGTGTGTGCATGTTCGATGATACGTGCTTTAAGCGTGGATATAAGATTTTCCATACGTGTATCAATCAAACTACACGCTTCCAATAGTGTCATGGCAAAAGCTGTATCTACAACATCACTCGACGTAAGCCCGAAATGTAGCCACCTTGCTGGCGTGCCAATTCCTTCTTCTAAATGTCTAAGAAAAGCAACAACATCATGACGGGTCACTTGTTCAATATTAGATATTCTATACGGGTCTATTTCAAAATTTCTATCGGAAACCGCGGTGTTAATAGCTTCCAAAGTCCCAGACGGGACTAGACCAGCATGTTGCATAACACAACATGCTGTGGTCTCAATTTTAAACCATAAATTGAATTTATGTTTATCTGACCATAACTCAACAAATTCTTGTGGGGAATACCTAGGAATCAAGGTATTTTCCTTTCAAAAAGAAGTAAATTCTAAAAATTTATTTTCTTCCTGGTGGCTTAAGTGGTCTAGGTAGATTATATGGAAATTCCATTGGTTTACCCATTGGAACTTTTCCAGAGCTCCATAGATTCTTCACACCTAAATCGTCAAATCCTAACCGCTTCCAAACTACATTGATCTTTTCACGCTGTAGTTTGGTTATTTTATCAACTTTTTTGTCAAGTCCATCTTTTATCTTTTTAAGTTCTTCCTTTTCTGAATCATCTAAGTCTTTTTCGTGGCTTAAAAGAACTTCTAGCATGTCAAAATAGTCTGATCTATTCATAAGAACGCCTTTCGTTATTGAAAAGTATTCATTATCGTAGCTCTCTATATCTTCTTCACAATTTATAGCAACACTAGATACGTCGATATAATATTGTCCATTCATATTATTACTGTTCCATAATTTTCCTTACCAAGGAAGTATCTAAAATTTGGGAAACAACATTATCCCACAGTTTGGTTTGTCTTATTTCGGCTTTATACCGTTCACTTAAAATAAATATACTTTTCGGTGTTTCAAACGGGGAAATAGCATCAACAACCGCTCTTGCAGCTCTACGAGCAAGAAGTGACGCAATTACTTCATACGATTTTTCATCTTTATCTGATAGATGTACCCTCATGTCAGGACATTCATGATATAAAGGACCAATGCCAATAGCCATACTCCAAACATTTGATTCCTTCTCATGAACAAAAGGTTGGATTTTGTTCAAAGCAGGGAGCTTCAGCATTATTTTCATGATCCCTCCATTTAATTATTTATTACTTGTACGTCCCACTGCACGTTGTAGTGCCTCAACAGCACAAGTATGGAACTCATTTAACTGTTTTGGTAATTTCATTCCTGGAAAAGAAAGGATATCACTTAATGCGATATTCTCTGCTTGTTCAACCCATTCATTGAGTTCATTTAGGTCATTGTTCTCGAGGCCAAATTCGAATATTATCTTATCAGGTGTTCTATTACCAAACACAATTTTCCAATAATCTTCATAATCAATATTTGTATAATCATTCGGGTTAAATATTTCTCTAAATATTTCCCTAAAAAGTTTGATCATTTTTGACTTATTTGTTACTAGTGACATTGATTTCATAAAATGATTTTGAGGCTTCGAAAAAGCTGATAGTTAATCTATTTTATGCAAAATAATTGCTAAAGTTGAAACAACTAGATCATAAGCTATGACGTTTCGATTGCACATGGCTCAAATGTCACAAAAAATTTCTTAGTATATATATACGTTAATATATTACACCGCTTTTGACATTGGAACGCTGCGTTTATCAGTTTCCTCAGGAAATTCATTTACATCAATTATTTCACCATCAACAACAATAATGTTGTTAACGTCTGCACTTGGCCCAGAAGACCTAATCATAGCATCTTTCAATACGCGTTTAACCCATAATTCAGGGTCCACTCCAAAAACCTTAGAAGATTTCGATGTATCAACAGAAATGAATTTACCACGTCCATCGTCGCCCAAGATAGACTTAAAATGTACTTTCCCATTAAAAAGATTCCCTGACAGTATGAATGTATTACCAAGAAGATTCAATTCAAGTCTAAATGAACACTCATTTAGACTACCATTAATATTTTTTATTGAATATTTGGCAACCCGATTCCCAATCTGAACTGTCCCAGTGTCAATTAATGGGATTCCAGAGATTTTTAGAAAGTATGAAAACACCCTTTTAGCTATTCTAGTTATCATTAAACTTGCCAAATTATGAAAACTGTAACGATTATATATTTAATTCTTCTAATTACCATTGTTTATGTTGTTAACGATATATAATTTGATTATCTGGCTTCCTATCAATATAAATCAACTCATCCGTATGAAAATACGGACATTATCCAAGTCCATTTATTGTTAACCGCCCTAACGTCAACATCACGTTATTTACCCATTTACCAAATCTAACTCAAGATACTGAGTCAATCCCTTGTTACATTGATTTTCAAAAGAGTACACTAAAAGTCTCTTTGACACTTTATAATTTCCATCAACTTTTCTGATTCTATTCAAATCTCTCGGATGCTTCAAATTTACCTTGAAGCGTATACACACACCTTCTGGAACAATTGGCATGTCGCTGACTCTATACTCAACGTGTACTGGAAGATCCTTGAATACTAAATATGTGCGAATCAATGTCTAACTGCCTTCCGTTGTCTACACCACTTCTACTGCTTCTACTGCTTCCACCTTCTCCACTGTTTCACATTCCATACGTTTCAACATATGAATTCATGCCATATAGCTCTTACTGCGCTTTGATGTATTAGCAAATAATGCGGATCGAAGAGAAAAAAGAGCAAGAAAACTATTGTTTTCACAACAAGGGGCTACAGATAATGATCTGGCTACTTGTTGCAGCAGGATGGACCAAAAGGAACCAGTCCATCGAGCAGTCCCCTTTTCTCTAATCTTTCGGATCATGCCTCTGTCTAAAAGAGCGGCTTTTCGCACACTGGTTCTGAGATAGAAAAACCGCAGGGAATAGGCATGCTGTAATGTCATGTATATTCCCTCAGTCCGCACATTGCAAAAAACAATACAGGTGAACAAATGTCAGAACAGAAGAAAACAAGAGGTGGCAGAGTTAAGATAGACATGCAGAAAGTCGAACAAGCTGTCCATAAATGCATAAAAAGATTCAGAGGAGCGAACGAAAAACGTTATATGGCAGCACTTCTATACGCCATGCTCACAAATAATACGATCCCTATTGATCTACTAGATACGATCCCTACCTCTTCAGATGAAGTTGGAAAAACTAGGTTTGATCAATTATATGATGCTGCAATGAGTATTGCGTTTCCTAGTTATAGACTGGAAACTCTAGAAAGACTTTTAGGACCTGATGCAGAAATTTCAGAAAATACGAAAATCTGGAGGGTAATCCTACCTCAGAAATTCAAGTTGGCCCATGTGCTTATAAGAGCAGACTCTTATCAAGAAGCCTTTGCCCTCGCATGTGACTATGCATGCCGTGCATCATTGCGCGTTTATGGAAAGATTCCACACGATTTGACTGTAAGAGTAATGTTCATGACAGAAAAAGCAATTCGAAGGAAGCTTGATCTACGATGGGCAAACCGAGTAAATAAGAGAAGACAACTACAATTGATTGGACGTGTATATTCTCCTAAAGAGATAGGAGGAGCCAGAGTAGCGGCTATTGGTCCGCCAAGCAGTCCAGCATTCCAGCTTGCAAGGTACATAGAAGCTAAGGATTTAGGAAAAATTTTAAGGTCAAAAAACTTGGTTCGAGTATCTTCTGTTGAATCTGAAGTATTTATTGAAGAAAATTTAGCTATTTAAAAGTCAAAGGAAAAATCATGAAACAAGGGAAATTCAACGTTATTATAGACGCATTTTGGGGAAGCTCTGGAAAAGGGAAAGTGTCGGCGTGGCTTGTTGATTACTTCGGAGTAAAAAATATATCTTCGTCGAACTTCCCTAATGCTGGGCACACTTTCCAATTTGGCGAGTATAAGTTTGTCGCCAAAGCTATCCCAACAGCACTTGCACTGAAACATGCAAAAGGGATGGGAGTTAAGGGGTGGCTTTCTCCTGCTTCTGGACTAAGTGTGTCGGATCAAATGAAATGGGATAGGCTCATTGTTGAATGGGCTCAATCAGGAAAACCTGATCTGATCATTCACAACAGGGCGTCAATCGTAACACCCGAACACGCTCAGGCCGAAAGAGATGGAACGGGGTCTACAAAACATATTGCATCAACAATGCAGGGATGCTCCGCAGCTATGATTGATAAGATTCTGAGAAAAAACGAATGTTTGTTGGCAGGATCCAAATCGGTTGGGGAATGGACTCCAAATTCCGTCATACTTCCTAACGGGTTATCTTTATCAGAGTCTGATATCGAAGAGTTTGTAACACGAACTATGATGTTGGACAGTATGCATTTCAGGATTAGCGTCCAAAGCCTGATTAAGGGTGGCAACATGTGGCTTCATGAAGGGAGCCAAGGTTATGCTTTATCAATTGATCACGGATCAAGTTATCCACACTGCACAAGCCGAAATTGCACTTTGCAAAAAGCAATGGACGACATGGCCGTTCCCCCAGACATGGTAGGGGACGTTTATCTTAATTTAAGAACACATCCGATTCGTGTTGGAAACGTTATAGAAGACGGTGTCCAACATGGATATTCTGGAGATTTTTATCCAGACTGCAAAGAACTTACATGGGAACAAATAGCTGAAGAATCTGGAATGCCTGACGATGAAGCTAAAGCACTAACTGAACGCGAGCGTACCACAGTCACAAAACGTGTACGACGAGTCTGTTCATTTTCGTTTGTGGGGCTTGAAGATGCGGTAGTAACAAATGGAGCCACAAAGTTGATACTGAATTTTGTTCAGTATCTAGACTGGAATGATTATGGGCTTCGTGGTGATAAGAAGGCCTTCAACAAATTATCAAAAAAGACTCGGTCCATGATCGATAAAATCGAACAAGTGGCAAATGTTCCGGTAGTTTTGATAGGAACTGGCGCCGATCATGAAGATATGATAACACTTATGTAATTCACCTAGTTAGTACAAACTTGATTTTTTCTTTCCCGAAGACTTTCTTCCATCCGTGTTTACTGGCGTAAACAGTTTCCAGCATATGCACTGATCTTGCTTGATTATATAAAGTTTTCTTGTGCATAACCCACCCATCTTTTCTCACATATACGTAATCCGGTTTAACCCGGCTAACTTCTTTCCAATTTGAAGCTTTATATATCGTCCCATCATGCCCAAATGTTGTATCTGAAAATGCCACTAGGCTACGGCACTGTGGGTATCGATTAAAGAACATGTTGGAAGCGCGACTCAAAAAATATGAGCAAAAATTCTTCTTCTGACGCATCGGATGTATACAAAAACGATCTAACTCGAATGTTTCTTTGGGCGTTGATCCGATACTAGTGGCGACTTCCTTCCGGGAAACAGGGCTAAATTTCGCCAAAGCTATTATCTGGTCGTTCAACATTGCTGCAATAGTCATTTTTCCTTGTTTACCGAATTGAGCATAATGCCATGATGACAAGAATTTTTTCGCTTCATTCCATGAAGGTTCAGATATGGACAAATCAGACCAGGCAAAATCAAGTGTTGGTAGACTTGCTAGTCCGATTGCCTGCTTCAATTTATTCGTATACTCTCCGTTAACAATGTCAAAGTCCCATATATACACAATCTTCGAATCTGGCACTGATGAACGCAAATACGAGTATTTGGACCTATCTCTTCTTTCATTATTGGGCAGAGTGTGCCAATATTCTCCTTGGACTTCAATGAATAAATTCAGCGATGGTATATAAAAATCGAAATTGTACGGCCCGATTGATTTATTGTATATGAAGTCAACCCCAAGATCGGATAATAGGTTTTGAACTGAAGTTTCTCCGCTGGACATTTTTCCACCACGTGGAAACCCCTCCAAACCGTTGGCAATTTTTTCTTTATATTCAGGGTTTTTAAAGCGTTCTAAAGCCAGTTGTCTATGCAACTCCCGATATTCAGTATTGGATAGGGCGGTTTTATGAGCGGCTCTTGCCTCGGGGGTCCATAAAGCTGAAGTTTTTTCTGCGATATATTTGTCTGGGTCGCTGACATACTGTGAACGGTTTCTTTCAGAAACCAGGTTTCTATGTTCCTCGGATTTAAATTTTTCAGAAATTCGTTGCCTTTGTTTACTGGCATATTCAACATTTTCCCATGCAGCTTTGGACTGGGAAGACCTCTGACTACGACCAGCAGCTGATCTAGCTGCAGCAGAACTGTTTTCAATGATCTTTGTGGCAATTTCGGGGTTAGACCATGATTTCTTGGACTGAGAAGAACGGGCAGCTCTCCCCTCTGGGGACCTTGCAATACAAAGCCCGCACCTATACACGCCACGCTTTCTCAACGTTCTACAGATCGCCAAGCGTGTTGTTTGTATTGCCGTCCCACAAAGGCTGCATCGAGCAAAACATTTACTGTTGAAACGTGGCGGTAGGGTATACCCAAATTGTATTGAAGTTTCTTTTTGATCCACGTAATAAGTATAATCCATGCAACCATCTTACCATAAAGAATTAGACACGTCTATTACATAGACAGGGGGTCAATCATGTCAGTTGTACAAACGTCAAATGAGTCACATGTTAGTTGTGAAAAGACTGAGCGTAAACACTGGAGGGAATTTGTTAGTCAACGAATTCGCGATACTGAAGATCAAATGAGTTCTAAAGTCTTCGCCGATAATACGTTAACAATTGCCATAGGACCGGATGACCTAACGCACGTATCTATCTATGCTTGGCAGCACAAGTTGAGATTTGTTATTTCATTCGAGATAAAAGCCAACACCTCGCCAGAGGACAACCGTGCAAAAGGGGTTGTCAGACTTCCTCCTCCAACTGGAGATGAAGAAACTGACCTGAAGATTGAAGAAGAAGCTAGAATGTTAGCTGGATTTAAATGGCTTGAGATTCAGCGTCATTAATTTCTCTTCGTCGTCTCTTCATATGAATCCACAATTGATCTCGATTATTTTGCATATATTCAAAACATGTTTTGAAATACCCGACAACCGGGTAGGCTGCATCTTTCCTCATTAAAAGTTCCAGAATCGTTTTTCCTCCACTTTCAGAAAAGAGCCATTCCTCATCAATGGGTATATCCGGTTCTTTCTGACTCCAAACGTTTCCATATGGAAACAACATTAGGACGAATTCCTTCTTTTCAAAATGTGGCTTTGGAAGAGCGATAAACTTCTCCTTGCGCTTAATTGCAAAATACACACCAGGAGGCAAGTTAACACCTACTGGTGTGGTAGTTACCCATCTCTTTATGCTCATCCATTTAACTTCGGAAGCCTTGTTCCCCATCTGCTTACGACATTGTAAAGAACAGTTGTAAAGAGCTGAAGGGGATAAGCCACATTCCCACGGTTTGAAGTCGGATGGAACATTTGGGAAAGTGTGCAACGCCTTTAAATGAAAAACTCCCAAAGCAGAAATTTTTCGTTGTATGTTTGGGTCTACCATGGAGAATCACCGTGTCAAATGTGTTTTGTTTAACTGGACCTGATGGAAGGCTTTTAGACCCATCCTTACAAGCAACCATACTTGCTAAGTATTCACGGTCACCAGATTCTGCAAGAGAAATCCTAGCCAGAATTACGTCGGAGGAGTCTGATAAATTTCACGATAAGTGGGTGGTGAAATTTGGACATAGTTCGGTTGCAGAACTAGCTACCATACCGATATGCATGGAAGGTATATCGATTGTTGCATCAAAAGTTGTTGAGTCAATGCAACGGGGTGCTTTCTCAGAAAAAAGTACCCGATATCAGCGTTTTTCTAGTGAAAGCTTTATCACCCCACCTGGGGGCCCAGATACAATGAAAGCATTCGCTAGCCGAATGTATGCAGCATATGACAAGCTATACGAACCGATGATGACACGGTGTGCCGTGCTTATGGGTCGAGATCCGAATGATCGTAAGTCTTTCGATAGGGTCCTGAAAGCCAGGGCTTTTGATAGTCTCAGGTATTTGCTCCCGGCGGGAACTGGAACGAATGTGGCTTGCGTGTTGAATTTCAGAGATACACGAGACTTGATTTCAACAATGCTGGGACATTCTAACCCTGAAATCCAGAAAATTGGGGAAGATGTGCTTGCCGCAGCAAGTGGAATTAGCCCTGTGCTTATGCGTCATGCAGTACCAAACGTTTTTGAACCAAAAATTATGTCTTTAGGGGCGTTAAATTCACAATTTATCCCTGAGAGACCCAATTGGTATGTATCACTTGATAACACAAGTGTATCACAATCAGATGCTAAACAATTTCTCTCGAAACTTATTGAATCTAGGTACAATATGGACTGGGAAACCTTCTCAAGACATATGACAGCCAGGCCTGAGCACTTACAAGTCCCAAAAATTTTTGATACAATTACCTTAACATTTGACATCCTGATGGATTATGGGGCTTTCCGCGATCTACAGAGACATCGAAAATGTGAACAGTTTGTTGAGCCACTTACGACCCAGTATGGGTTCATGATTCCTGATGACATAGCTGGATCAGATCTCGAATCCGATTATGTGTCGGCTATGGAATCGGTAGCATTATATGATGATGACAGGGTCATTTATGACACTGATTTATTCCAATATATGATCCCGATGGGTTATCTACATAGGTCATCGTTTCAAATGACCATGAGGGAACTCTATTATATAGTAGAGCTACGAACTCGTCCACACGGCCATATTTCATATAGACGAATAGCCTATAAAATGTATGAGCTAGCTAGGAGAAACTTCCCAGACCTTATGGAATGGTGTAGAGCGGTGGAGCCTACATCGATCGGTGATCATGGGTAAGCTTTTTAGAAAGATTTAACAACAACGTCTGATGATGTTATTACCGGGTTTTTTTCTCTTTCCGAGAGAACTGGAGGAGAAAATACTTTTTCCACCTTAAATACAACAATCCCGCTTTCGTCTAAAAACGGAACCTCCGCAATAGTTAAACACGGACCATCTCTGTCGAATTTCATTATTGACTCTTTTGAAAGCAGACTCTTGTCGATCGGGATTTTACTATAACCGCCAATTATACGACATAAGATTCTTTTTCCTTTAAACATCAAAGGACTCGCTCCTTTGGATGGACACGATTGCGCCACAGCGCATTTACCGCATTCTCGTTCTAAATTCATAGGCATACCATACTGCTCAAGGTTTTATCATTTTTCTTTTTAAATGCCCACTAGAGCGAAATCAGCTAAATCTGTCGTTTCTATCATTCAGGAACGAGAAATAGCCAGACCACTAGACGATATTGGGGTATTTGAAATTGATCTAGTAGAAAATCGAATTATATGGACAAACGAGTGTGGAGTATGCAAATCTGGATACACAATTGATCAGATCAAACATATGACATTATTTGATCTGACTCCACAGGCATCTCATGGATGTATCCATGAGATTGTTTCCAATATAATCGAAAATAAGCCAATTGTTGATAAAGAACTAACTTCCATATGGCCTATGCAGACATTTGATAAAAAAATAATTTGGTGGGCCATTACCAAATTAGTAATTGAATATCCGATAGTTTTAGTTTATGGTAATCACATTCAAACAACTGGTGACTCAGATATGTCATATGTTTTTATGTGTACATTCATGCGCGCGGCTAATGGTCAAGTTGGATTATATAATCAACTTTCAGAGTTAAAAGCCTGGACTGATGACCAGATAAAGAAGTTATCAGATGAGGATAAAAACCTTCATGCAGGACTTAGCTCTCTTGAAAGGAAGCTTGAGGAAGCTTTGACAGCGTCTAAAGAAGCCGCTGAAACTTCAAGGGCTTCAGCCGCGATGACTGAGAATTTACAAAAAACATTCCAAAACATCGAGACAAAATACGGATCCGAAATTCTGAAACTTGTAAACATTGACTCTGTTCATGATAAAAGGATCGACGCCTTTGAAAAACATATACAAATGACCACCGATCTAGCAATCGGGTCTATAAAAATGCAAGCCGAAAATTATTCCAAAAATTTAAGCAGAAAAATTGTCATTCCTGTGTCAGTTATAGCAGGAATTGTGACGATTATCCAGATTTTAGTTGAACGTTTTGTGAAATAATATTTATCTAGAATGTCATTTGCGAGTTGGCTTGGTTACATTTAGACTTGTAGGTGGTGTTGCTGGATAAGTGCGATTGAGTGTTATAGCATTTTTCCTAGCTGTGTTCACATCGTCTCGACGTACCCACATACGAAGTCTTTCTTCTATGTCGTTTGCACTTCCAGACTCAGTTACGTCTGGATATTCATCTATACTGAATTCATAGTCATAGACTATGTCACTAAGCATTATTTTTCCCCAATACCTATCCCCAACATCGAATTCTAGTGCTGGTAGTCCACTATCGTCCGTAACATGAACGAAATTCCATCCCTTTCTACTCATTTCTATTGACAGCTTCTCAATTTCATCTTTGTGTAAAGCCATCAAGACTGGTCTTGGGTTAGTTCTTACAAACTTAACCAAGTTAGAAAGCCGCTTCAACACTGCAGAAGCAACTCTCGGATCAATTTTTTCGTGTTCTATAGCCTCAGCAAGACGTTCCAAGAAAACTACAGGACATGATGCATATTTTTCAAGAAAAGCGTTACCAGGGATGTCTCCTATCATAAAATTGATTATATCTTCAGTTGGTTCTGAAGAATACCCCTCGTCCTTGTCATTTAAGTCTTCTACTGATTGGGCTATCCAGTGATATATAGTCATCACTGCCTTAAGTTTCAAACGGTACGGATAAGCTTCAACTTCGATTGATCCATTATCTAAGAATTTGACGTCATAGTCGGCCCTTCGGCCTATAAGATTCAAAACATCATCAATTGTAGTAATGGCCACATGAAAATCCATGTCACAATGAAACAATTAAAGCTTATGCTGAATTCAGTTCAATGATTCTTTTCATTGTGGTCATCATGACGGTGTTTGGAGACAAGTCCCCTAGAAGTCTAAACCCGGCTGCTTTTCCGTGTCCACCTCCTCCAAAAGATTTGGCAAGATCAGAAGCTGAAAAACACCCATTCGTCCTAACAGAAACAATTGTACGCATGTCTTCGTCTTCATGAAGATAGAAATATCCAACTACAGCATCATACAACATATCATTCATGATACAATGAGCAATATCGCTCATTGAACCTCTCTCTGAGAGGTTGAAGAAAGCTATACGAGTAGTTTTGTCCCCAATAATTATGTCATATTTAACAGATGATCGAGTGAAACTCTTTGATGCTCGAAGAACTTTATCATAGAGTTTTTCTCCAATAAATAAAAGCTCCTTCATCGGGGGAACTTTCCCAGTGTTGGCCATATTCAGTGCCCATTTTTGGCCGTATAGGAGGAGAGCATGGGAGAGTGCACACGCTTCATACCAGTCTGGAGATGTGTCTTTCCATGTGTCTCTAACCATGCAGAGATGTGTAAATCTCTCCCAGGTTTTTAGATCTTCAGGAGATATCTTATCACCAACTAGCGGAAGCATAATATTTGAATAGACCAGCATTGTTCCGGATTCATCTGGTCCCCCATATATACCATTAAGACCATCTATGATATGAGACACTGTTTCATGATGATCAAGGACGATCGGGGACGACCCCTTCCATTCTTCCCATCTGTCTTTTGGGGGAGTGATATCAATAAATAGCTGTCTAGGTCTCACCGTTAGGTCTGTATGAGACTTTGTACTATACAGTATGAAATTTGTTGGAGGGGGTTGAACTCCCATGGCAACATAGGCTGCTGTGCAAACCATGGCAGCCCCAATTCCATCCGGGCATCCAGAATGGGATACTATTTCGGACACTTGAAGAAGGGCATCTCTATTCATTATTTCTATCCTTCACCTGACTGACGATTGTGTCGACGGTTAGGCTCAACTGCTCAATTGAGCCGTTATTCATAACTACATAGTCAAATTCCGAATCTGGGATGGTTTCCTGTTCAGTTTCAGATCTGTGGTTATATGGGGCCTTTTCGATCCCAGGTCGCTTCACTCTAATTAAGATTGGCCTGAATTCATTTGACTCTTTGGCGGCTTGTCTAGTATATAAAATTTCATGCCAATGACGGAAATCAGAGAAGCATGTGATGACGTCCCCAGTTACCTCCCGACGAGTCTCGACATTATCAATCACACACTCATTATCTATGAGCCCAAGCATGCGGTCATAACAATATACCGGATGCCTTGTCTGATTAAGTCCATCTGTCTTAAAACAGGCTAACTTCCTATGAACTTCTATACCATGCCTTACCCAAGTAAATAAATACATTTTGTTCATCAGGTTACAATATTTCTGCAGAGCTTCACGCGGTGATAAGAAAAACCTAGGATCGGTTTCTTCGAAGAATAGACGTATATACCCTTCTTGTTGTGAATGCCGGAAATGATCAAGAGTTTCCATACCAAGATCATTGAGAAACTGCACCTCATCTCCTTTAGAGAGATCTAAGTCTATACACCACCAGTGTTTGGACGGATCAGTGTAACTGTCTTGACTGGTGTCAAGTGTTAGTTCACTTTGGCTTGTTCGACGTCCTTTATATGCTGTAACTATTGTTTTGGGATATCGGCAGTCCCCGGCATTTCTCATATAGCTAGGTCCAAAGAGTTGGTCCCTAGTAAAACCATATACCTCTGCCATATGGCGCTTTGCTGGGTCTGTTAAACCGGTATGGACCGCTCCATGTTTATTCACAAGCCTATAACAAAATTCATCTTTTCCAACTCCGGAAAACCCAGACACACAAAACATTAAATGAGTCATGAAATGTTATTACATTCAATATGAGTTAGAAAGGTGTCATCTGCCTTTACCTCGAATAGACAGGGTCCCAAAAACACTAGCGCTATACCAAAGAACGAGATCTATAATTCCAAGCGGCAGTCTTTTACCACTGTTGCTCTCGTGTTCTTTCTGAAGTGTCTCACACATGGTTACGCAATCTTTGAACCCCCAATGTTTAGCCATTCGTACAAGATGAAGGTCTGGTTTGATAAACTCGAGAAGTCCGATATTGCGCGCTAGATGGAAACAAGTGACCTTTCCAATATATGGAAGCTTTGAAAGGAGCTCTGGAGAATTAAGATTCGCTTTTTTCCAAGCGTCCCACCCAATACCATTCGGTCCGTCAATACCTTTCTGCATTAGTTTTGCTGTTGCATGGACAGCCTTTGCCTTCTGTGAGTTGTTGCATACGGGTGCAACATATCTCATAACCTCAGAGAATTCCACGCTGGCTAGAGACTGCCATTGCCCATAGGCGCTCAAAAGTCTCGGTATGAATTTCCCAACGGCTTTAGCAGAAAAACCCGTTGCATGAACGACCCATACGTACTCTTGGAAAAAGAAATTATCGTCTACATCTTCAAATTTGGTGGATGAGAGTGTCTCTAACTGCTCTGGATAGTGTTGTTCAACAAATTTTAGAGCAGCTTCGAAATACTCAGGGGGTCCCGCTGACAAATCTGGCGGGTTATTAATTCCAGATAGCGTCTTGTGTGGTTCCATAACTTTCGATCTCACAATCGAAAGTTATGGCAATGTCGTCCCTCCATTCCCTGTTATCCATGACGTGTTCTCTCCTTTCCTGTTGAGCTTTTTTCCAACAAGAATGACAGAAAATGGAATGGTGATCGTCTGAAGTGAAACGTCGAACAGACTTAAACCCATTCCCACAATGAGAACACGTTCCCGATTCTGGATTCCATAATATGTGCATCTTCCTACGTTTCCGTGATGATAGAAACGTCATGAAAGACGAAGTTCAACTGTTTTTATATGAATTCCAACGATAATCATATAAGATTGGTTTAGCGATTCATAACGGATTTTAACATCCGACCAAATACATCTGTTGCATTTCTCAAGGCAGACGCCTCATCAGCACTAGACGCGGAGTACAAGGAATTCCTACGCTTCACTTCATCACTTACAACGTCTAATAGATCGAGTAGCTCTATATCACTAAGTTCTCTGAGATTTAGATGAGTCATGATTTCTTCCCCATATACTAAACCGTAGACAGTTGTTCGTATTCCGATACATTAGTCAGGTATGAAGTCTTTGCGTGTGGTGAGCGCGACATACGGCAAACCTGCTTCGCACAGCGCCTGGCCCCCGCCTTCTAGGCGGTCGACGATGACCACGACGCCCACCGGGTTGAGGCCTGCCTGGCGAAGAGTGTCAGCCGCACGTAGGGTGGAGCCACCCGTCGTGATGACATCTTCGAGCAGCACGACGGGCATACCGGGACGCATTGCTTGGTCACCCTCAATGAGCTTCTTCATTCCGTGATCCTTCTGCGTCTTGCGAACATAGAAGGCAGGCATGGGGCGGTTGCGGAGATAGCTGGTAAGCGAGACGGCGGAGGCCAGAGGACAGCCGCCAAGCTCAACTCCGGCGACGGCTTCGGCGGGCTCGGGCAATTCATCGAGGGCATCGAACATGAGCTTGCCGAGCAGCGCGTGGCCCTCGGCGGTTAGAGCAACCTGCTTGCAGTCAATAAAAAAGTCGCTCTCGCGGCCGGATGCGAGAATAACGCGCTTGCGCTGGAAGGAACGTTCGGTGAGAAGTGCAATGAGTCTATCTCGTTGGGCAATGTTGATCATGGCTTAGGGCTGTTGTGTTTGAGAACGAGTTTCTTAGATTTTTCTTTTAGCGAAGACACGACTGGAGGAAAGAGCTTATTGTTTAGTTTCGTTGGAAATGTTGATAAGGTATTCGGTAGTTCTAGCTATCATGAATCGTGCGGAGGTGTCTGGAGTAGACATTTGGAACGAAGGGATATGGCAAATGCTTTCTGTGTTTTTTCTCCAGGGATTCCGTCTGAAACTAGTCCGCACGCCGTCTGAAAATTTTTGACCGCTTGTCTCGTTTTTGGCCCATACGTTCCGTCTGCCCCCTTTGGACCGAGGTCATATCCTCTTAAAATTAGTTCTTTCTGAATTTCTTTAATATCAAGAAGATGTTTAGATGTTTCAGAAATTCCCATCTGTGTATTCCATACAGCCAGATCCTGTGCAAAATCCGGAAGGTCAACCCCATATAACTTTTCTAAAACCGGCCTAATTTTATCATATCGGCCTGGGTATATCATTATCTTTGGCCCAAAAGTTAGCTGACGTAATATATCAATAGCCCAAACTTTTGACCATGGGGTTGCCTTTGTTTGACTAACAGCCATACAAAGGTTCTTTGAAGCAACAGCAGGCAAGTTTGCAGCAAAGCTGCAATAAGCAGACCTTAAGGCTCCATTAATTCCATTGTTATCCTGAGGAGAACTCGAGCCAAACAAAATCTCCTTTGATGCCTTGGTGTAGAAAATATTAAGTCTAGAGGCTGTGTGTTCAACTTGGATTAGCTGAGCAGCTTTGTTTTCCCATACAGATGCAACACAGGAAGCCCAGAACAAAGCATGCTGCTTAGAAGCATCATTCCACAATCCCTTTTCTCCACTGCATGCTAAGAAAAGAGACTGCTGCTTAGCTAATGTATTCACTTCCCCACGACCGTCATTGAAGAAAAATCTCCACTTTCCATCCTTGCGTTTACGAAACGATGCTTGCGAAGCCTTTAAGGCCAGATCAAGCGGGGAAAGCAGAGAATAATCTTTATCAGCGACAATCCCAAGCATATTTGACACAAAGTAATGAGCTTCGCACCATTGAATTAAACCAGAGCTAAGCACACATGAGTCATACATATTAATGGCGTCAAAACGTCCGCCTTCAGTCGTTGTGATTACAGCTAATGTTTTATCGTTATGTGTTGGATTCTGCGGTAAAGAATAACTGCATTTCCCAAGATAATACGGGCCTTCCCATTGTTTATATGATCCCCATTTAATGTCGTTGACATTAGCCATATCAACCTCTTGATGTCTACTCGCTGTTTTTTAACAGAAATTCACATAGAAAATTGTTCTCTTAACTATACAGTGTAACTTTTTGACATAGGTTTCTCAAAAAACTTCCAGATGTGTGTATTAAACTGGTTGGAATTTTGAAAGAGGTTATAGATGAAATGAGTGACTCGTCTACGCTCGCCGAGCGCACAGCTCCGGCAGTCATCAATTTGAAAGAGGTTATAGACGAAATGAATGATTTATCAGAGCCAAAGGTTTCTTCTTTTAGAAAACTAAAGTTAAGGTGTATACCCACTACGCCGAGTATCATATCGAATGGAGACTCCGATAGCGAGTTTTTTGAAATAGACTCTGAAAAAATGATGATTCTTGTCATCAAGACGGAAAATCATGACGCTTTCCGTAACGGAGAAGCCCTCCAAGGGATGTCAAACGCCGTTGAGACGATAACGGGAAAACCGACTATGGCAGTTCTTCTCTCACCTGGAGAAGAATTCGAGATATGGGAAGAAGAATGATACTGAAACGATTACTATCACGGATTTTGCCTCGTAGAAATAGGAATCTGCCTTGTCTCGTGGACGCCGAAACCGCTGCTAACACGCTGCGTGAATTCCGTTATCCCGGGTCAGACTTACTTCCTTCTCCTTGTACGACTGAAGCTCTTCAAGAGTTTCTTGAACGTGAAAAACTGAATCTGAGAATTAACTAGATGTGACGACCGTGATCTTCGGATATAGAAATGAAAACCCGTGAAGTTACTCGTTGCATATTAGATATGATTTACATACTAGCTCTCGTTGTTATCATAACGCCTTTTATCTATGCAATGATAATTATGTTAATACCAGATTAACATAATCAGAAGAAATTAGATTTAACACCCGTCGAATAACACGGGAATTCACGTTATAATGACGTAATTTATGACTATGAATTATAACGGAACCTATTGTCTAAGACAATGGACATCTGATGTGGATGTGAAAGAAGATCTGGAGGATCAACACAACCCACTTCATATGGCATTCGTTTCTGTTTGCAGGGAGGTAGAACCGATAGACGTTGGATTAAGAGACGGGTCACTAGCTACTGTGGAAATTAAAAACCTTCCAAACGGAGACCGCCTGATCAAAGCTGTTAGTGAGGGGCGCGAAGCCCACCGAACAGCTCCTATATGCAAAAAATGTGGAACGCATATGTTCCTTAGATTCCATCTATATAACGGATGTGAAGATGTGATTGTCGAAGAAATTATGGATCTTTAGTATGAAACACTAACGGGCAAATCGTTTCAGCATGTTGAGGAGAATCATGAAAACCAGTAAGAAGAACCGATTCATCCCCACGTCAGTTAAACGCTCTTCACAACGTAAGCGTCGTCGACCGCTAGGGAAGCGATAAAACGAATTCAAAAGATGTACTACACATCAGTCATCAATGGCGATGTCGTACAACCTTGAAATTATCTCGTGAGCGTCCCATCCCCAGTCATTAGCTTCTATGGCTACCTGTGGATTTGGGATGAATCCGTGATCAGCTTGGCCCTTCATAGCTGACTTAGTCTTACTATCTATTTTAAAACCGGACTCCCTTACCTTCGCCACCAAACCTTGAAGAGCGAAAACTAAAGAGCCTGCTCTTTTATCGAGCAGATCGATGGCTCTGTCATCTTCATACATGACCTTATTCATTGGAATTGCCCTGAAAAAATCATTTTTAGCGCTAAACGCCTTGGCGAAAGCGGCCTTTAACTCATCGGATAAAGACGAATTTTTCACTGTTTCAGGATCGATATGAAGCATACCTTCTCGAAGATGGAGAGTCCCGAACGCGATTCTAGCGACACGCTGGGCGATCCTGATAAGACGAGAAGTATTTTTATATGCCAGACTGGCGGCGATCCGTAAAATAGCTTGATTCATACATAATTTAATTAATTAAAACTTGACTGGTTTCTTGTTATGCTTCAAATAAATCTTTCTGTATTTTCTAAATATTGGCCACTACCTAATATAAAGCCTACTGGTAGCAGTATACGGAAGATAAAGACGAAATGATAGAATTAAAAGATAATATTATATGGTTTTGTTTCCCTGAAATTCATTTAGACGCCAAAATTGGCGTTGTGTTTAATAGAACATTTAGAATTCCGAATGACGGAAAAACATACCCGTTGCCCTATGAATTTGGTAGGTTACCGATTAATCAAATTGATATTTCAAAGAAACAGACAAAACATAAAAGCATAATACTGCCAATGTGGCAATCAGAAGCGATGCGGATACAATTAATTTCAAATTACTCCCATTTACACAGATATATATACCCTTTCGCTGTTAGAGTGTCAATTGGAGAGTCTGAACTTATTGGGAAACCGTGGTCAAAAACATTAGATGAAAACAACTGTTTTATCACCCCAGAACAACCATGGACCTATGGATACAAGACCGAAAATGGAGTTCTTCAACAATTCACGGCCGGTCCGTTGGAAATTAACGCGACTGCGGAAGAAATTGCTGACGAAGTTGGATCTGAAAAAATTCAGTTCGAAGTATTTCCGATGAGAAGGGACAAATTTGAAAGACGTTTCCCGGCGGGAAGATATCCGGAGGAAAAATATCTGGAAGATAGATATCCGAAGAGATTATTCACTAAACACGTCTATGACGAAAAATGCTGGGCGACGGAGAATGACGGATGTTTCATATATATGCTAAATTCAATTATGTGGAGAACCATTACGAAACAACAAATGCCGACGATGCCGTTTACTGCGTCAGACTATGAACAAATGAAATGTCCGTGGTACGAGCGTTACCGAGAACCGGTGACTTATGAACCTTCGATGAAAAAACGTGTGTATGAAATCTGAACGTTTACATAGGATCGCGAAAAGAGTTATGTCCGCCGACTTGGGAGAATTAGGACGAGATCTGAAAACGAAAAGAGAACTGGAGAAGAAAACGAAAGACGCGTTAGGGAAAGCGAACGACGAGCTCGGAAAACGCGTTGAAGATCTCGTGGAAAAAGGGGTGTCCGGCGAAGATGTGTCAAAAGCGATGGGTGAGCTAGAACGAGATTTCAAAGAATTGGAACGGAAAAGTCGAACGCGGTAA